TTCTGTGTTAGAAAGATTCGTGATCTTATGCAGGTATTTCCTTGTGTCAAAATAGGTCTTGATGCACAAGGTGGTGGATATGCTATTGCCGAAGGTTTACGCGATCCAGACAAAATGGATAAAAATCTGAACGAAGTTCCTATTCTTCCCATTATTGATGAAAACAAAGAAAAAGAAACTGATCGTCTTCCCGGACTTCATATTCTTGAGCTTGTGCAGTTTGCTAATGCAGAATGGTTGTCAGGTGCTAATCATGGTCTTAGGAAAGACATGGAAGATAGGGTGTTCCTGTTTCCTCGCTTCGATCAGTTGACTTTGGCAATGGTGAGCAGTCAAGATGAAATCAGATTTAAAAAGCTTAAAGAACAGTTTGGTGACTCTCCAGACTTGAAATTGTATGACACGCTGGAAGATGTTGTTATGGATGTTGAAGAATTGAAGATGGAACTCTCGACTATTATGGTAACACGAACAGCAGCAGGGCGTGAGAAATTTGATACACCTGAGATCAAACTGGGTACAGGAAAGAAAGGTAGAATGAGAAAGGACCGTTATAGCTCATTGATTATTGCAAACATGATAGCTAGAAGTATTCATCGTGAGATTCCTAATCCTACCTATAAAACTATTGGTAGAGTTGCAGGAGGATTGGGTAAAAAACAAGATCAAGGCAAGATGTATTATGGTCAAGAATGGGCCACGGGATACAATTCTTCTTGCGTAAAAGCAATTCGTAGAAACTAATGGGTATTGGTGTACTATTCAATAGGTATTGGTAACTATTTCTTTTTGAGGTTAAAATAAAATGGCTAATAATTGTAATTGTGGTTGTGACGATTGGTGTTTTGGTTCTTGTTCAATTCAAGTAAGAGATGCATACAGAACAACACCAGGTTCAGGGGCCGGAACTGGTGTTTGGCCCCAATTAACTGGTGTGTACGACACTATATCTATGAAGCTTTGTGTACAGCTTTATCGTTGCGATGATGCATATGAAGAAGCAAAAAACAAGCCTTTATTTCCATTTGTAGATATTCCTGCACCAGAAAACCAATGCTATGTTAATATTAGTGGTCTTGACATGGTAAATCTGGGGGACACGTTTTGTCCTCCTATTACTGGTATTCCACTAAGGGCTTGGGAAGAGGGTGTTTTAGAGGATACTTTCTGTGCAAATATTGCTTATGTTATTCCGAATGTTAATACTGGAACGTTGATCCCGCCCCATAATGAGCAATGTTATGCTATATATTATGAAGTAGTTTGTGATTCAGGTATAGAACCATTTTCTTATAATAGAACTGATAACCCCGGTGTCACTGATCCTTGTGTTAGTTGTGCTAATATAGCAACGGTTTGTATTGACAATGTAAAACCTGAACAATGGCGTGGTCCTTGGGATGACGAATCTGGAAAAATATATCCCACAAATGCAAACCCCAATTGGATTCCAGTAAGAAGAAAAGCCCAAGAATGGCAAAATACATATCCAGATCAATCAGGTGTTTATAAGGGCGGTTATGTAACACCTAGTGGTTTAGGAGGATTCTAAATTGAGTAAAAAAAGATATCCAAAGTCCTCTATAGTTGATGCTTCTATTGAAAGAGGGCCAGCATATATAAGCTGGGAAGATGAAGAAAATAGAGAACTTGCTTTTAGCTCTTATACAAAAGCTATTCAGGAAGTTTCAGATATATCAGTACAAAGAGCAGAGGCTTCACAAAGAAGGGACTTTAGTGGCCTTACCTCTTATGCTGATGGTAAACCCGCATTAAATAGTAGTGATTTTGATTGGTTTAGACCGGGTCAAGCTGCACCAACAAGACCTAAAGATATTATTGCTTTCGGAAGATATGCTTATAGAAGAATTGGTTTAGTTCATAATTCTATTGATTTAATGGGTGATTTTGCTTCACAAGGAGTTAGAGTAGTTCATCCTAATAAGCGTATAGAAAGGTTTATGCAGGATTGGTTTAAAGAGGTTAATGGCATTCAAGTTTCAGAGCGTTTAAGCAATCTTCTCTTTAGAGAAGCGAACGTGCCTATTCGCTGGTATACTGCAAAAGTAAATAAAAGCAAGCGAAATGAAATGCAGAAAGCTATTGGTAGCGATATGCAGTTCAATATAGATGATCCGATTTTTCAAAAAAATGAGATTCCTTGGAGATATGCTTTTATTGATCCTCTTTTAGTAGAGCCTGTTGGTGGACCTCTTTATAATCTTTCAAACAAAAAGGTTTTAGAACTAAAGGTTCCTCTTAGTCTTAAAAATCAAATATCTAAATTAGCTCAATCGAACGATCCAGAAGCTAGAAAAGTATTAGATACTATATCTCCTGATATTATTAGGGCAGCTAATGGCAACGGGAAAGTAATACTTCCTCCAGACAAAACAGATATTTTCTACTATAAAAAAGACGATTTTCAAACTTGGGCTGACCCTATCACCTATGCTGCTTTCGAGCCTCTTAATCTTTATCAAAGACTTCAACTAGCAGATAAGGCTGCTTTGGATGGAGCAATGAATAAGATTAGGGTTTGGAAAATTGGTAGCCTAGAACATAAACTAGCACCAACTCCAGAAGCTTCATCTACTCTAGCAGACATGCTTGGGGCCAATGTTGGTGGTGGAACTGTCGATGTAATTTGGGGTCCAGATATTGAGCTATTAGAAACTGGTAGTGATATACAGAAGTATCTTGGAGAAGAAAAATACAAGCCTACCCTTATGGCTATTTACGCAACTCTTGGAATTCCTCCGACTTTGACTGGTACTTTTGGTGCTGGTGGTACTACTAATAATTTTATATCTCTTAAAACCTTAGTAGAGAGACTAGATTATGTTCGTGGAATAGTAATAAAGTTTTGGGAACAGCAATTAAAATTAGTACAAAAGGCTATGGGTTTTAGAACTCCTGCTAGTGTTGAGTTTGATATTATGTATCTGGATGATCCGGCCTCTATGTATACTTTACTTATGAATATGGCTGATAGAAATCTTGTCAGCGACGAGTTTGTTCAAAGAAATGTCAAGGCTAATCCTGATCTTGAAACTAGAAGAATCAAGAAAGAATGGAAAGCTAGAGAGAGTTCAGATATGGAAAAAATTAGCCCTTATCATCAAGTAGATCAAGATTACGGTTTGAAAAAGATAGCCCTTCAGACAGGAGTTAGTTCTCCTTCAGAGGTTGGACTAGAGCTTGAAGAAAAGAAAGAGGGTGAAAATTCTTTAGTTGATATCAAGCAAAAGCAAGCTAAAGAAAAGCAAGCTAACAGACAGCCACAAATTGATAATAAAAATACTGGTGAGCCTGGAAGACCTGAGAATGTTCCTGAAACTCAAAAAAGAGAACAAAGAGAATTTAAGCCTAAACTTAAAGCTTCATCTTTGTTATGGGCAAAGAAAGCTCAAGAAGCTATTTCAGAAAGTATAAACCCAGTTATATTAAAATATTATGGTAAATCTTCTGTTAGAAATTTGACTTCTCAAGAGTTTTTAGAGCTAGAACAAGCAAAATTTGAAATTTTGTGTAATCTAAATGTAGGAGATGATATTTCTTCTAATTCTGTGGCAAAAGCTGCAAAAAATCCTGACACTAGTATTCACGATAAGTTTAATACTTGGATGGGTGGGGATGGAATAGAGCTATCTAAGCTAACTATTCAAGAAGTAAGAGATATGCGTATTTCTTTTTATGCAGAAAATTATGGGAAATAAAAAATGAAAATCTATGATATAGAAAAAGAATGTGGCTTAGAAAAAGCTATTGCTAATGCCTCAGTTTGTTTTGAGACAGAATTAATCAATGACTCTAAGACAAAAGATTACGCCTCTGCTTGGCTTACTGACAAGAATTTAGCAGAAGCTCATATAAATGACGACGATCTATATAGGGTTTACTCTATTCTTGTTACTTCTTCTTGGAATAAAAATGATGATATTTTTTCACCAGAGGAAGTTTGGGCGGCAAGAGATACCCCTGTCTTTAAGCCAACTAATTTGGAACATGATGAAAAGCAAATGGTTGGTGCTATGGTTGATAGTTGGGCTGTAGATGAAGAATTTAATCTTATAGCTGATGATATTGACCCAAGCGATTTGCCAGATCAATTTCATATTTTAGCTTCTTCTGTAATATACAGACAGTGGCAAGACCCTAAACTAAAAAGTAGGGCAGAACAATTGATATCTGAAATAGAAGATGGTACTAAATATGTTTCTATGGAATGTATATTTAGAGGTTTTGATTATGGTATTAGAAAGCCTGATGGAACCAATCATGTTTTAGCTAGAGATCAAGATACTGCTTTCTTAACACAGCACCTAAGAGCTTATGGGGGAGATGGTACTTACCAAGATCATAAGATAGGCAGAGTGTTAAGGCAGATTACATTTAGTGGAAAAGGCTTTGTTGATAAGCCAGCTAATCCAGAAAGTGTCATCTTTGGAAAGGATACTATCTTTTCTTTTGCTGGTGCTAAAAATAGCGAAGATTTCGATTTTTTAAAAAATGGTGTAAAAGATATAGAGAAGCAACTTTTATCTAGAAGTAATATCTCAACTAAGGAGAATAACGATATGTCCGATGTTTTAAATGAACAAATTAAAGAATTAAAAGCTTCCTTGGCTTCCTTGACAGAAGACAACAAGGCTCTTAATGATAAATTAGCAGAAGCTAATATTTCTCAATATGAAAATAAGATTGCTAAACTTGAAGCAACTGTCGCAGAGTTGACAGAAAGTAAGGCTGGTATTGAGGCAGATTTAGATACCGCTAATACTAAAGCAACAGAACTTGAAACAGGTCTTGCTGCTAAAAGCGAAGAATTGGAAAAAATTCAAGCTGACATGCATAGCATGAAAAAAGAAAAGAAAGATAAAGATCGCAAAGAAGAAATGGTCAAAGCTGGCCTTTCTCCAGAAGAAGTAGAAGCTAAATATGATGCTTTTGCTGATTTGAGCGACGAGCAATTCACTGCTGTTGTCGAAACTTTTGCTAACCTTAAAAAAGGTTATGGAGAAGAAGACAAGGAGAAGGCAATGAAAGAGAAGGCAATGAAAGAGAAAGCTATGAAAGAAAAGGCTATGAAAGAAGCGAAAGCTGATGATGAGTCCTCTGACGTAGACGCTGTAGAAGCCTCTGAAATTGTTGATGAAGTTGAAGATGCGGCAGATACCGCTGTTTCAAGTGATAGTGAAGAAGACGAGATTTCAGCCACTAGAGCATCTTTGCAAGAGTGGGTAGAGAAGAACGTCATTAAATAAACAATTATAAACTGATATAGATTATTAGGAGAAATAAAAATGGCACTTAAAGGTGATCGCGTAGAACACTTAACTGATATCTCTTTCTTCAAAAGCGATGCAGTTGCAGAGCGTGGACTTATTGTAGCTCACGCAACAGGTGGCTCTGGAGCCGCTATGGATGATTCTCTTGCTCAGGTTGATACCGTTACAGCAACAGGTGATTCAGCAGCGGGTCTTTTGCTTAATGACGTTGTTAATATTGATTTGACTCGTCAGAGTTACAATCCAATGAAAGACGAAATGCAACTTGGTGGTAAAGTCACCCTTCTTCGTCGTGGAACAGTTGTAACAGATCAAATTTCTGGTACTCCTGTAGTTGGAGAGGCTGTACACTTTGAGGGTAATGGTCTTCTTACAACTGCAAGCCAGTTTGATAAGAGTCAACAAGTTGGTCGTTGGTTGGGTGTTAAAGACTCAGAAGGCTACTGCAAAGTTGAAATTAACATCGTTTGATAAAATATACAGGAGAAATAAAAATGAGTTTTGAATTTGACGATAATATGGCTGGCTTGCTCAAGCAATCCGGTTCAAGACACAAGGAAGAATCTCTTTCCGCTGTTGCTGAATTGGCAAAAGCACTTGAGACCCCACTTCGTAAAGGTATTATGAGTGGAGATATTCTTTCTGGTATTTATGAAGCAGTTAATCTTGCACCAGGTGCTACCCCAGAATTTCCTTTGGATTTTCTTGCTCCTGGAACTGAAAAAGATTTCGTTGCTTATACTATCCCTAATCATGGCCGTATTCCTGAGCGTCATGTAGAAGGCGATTATGTCATGGTTCCTACTTATGACATTGGTGCTTCTATCGACTGGCTTTTGAAGTATGCTCGCGATGCACGTTGGGACGTAGTTGGTCGTGCAATGGAAGTCATGCGTTCACAGTTCACCAAGAAAATGAACGATGACGGTTGGCACACATTGATTTCAGCAGGCGTTGATCGTAATATCTTGATTTACGATGATGACGCAGCAGCTAGTACTTTCTCAAAGAGACTTGTTTCTCTTATGAAGCTTACCATGCGTAGAAATGGTGGTGGTAACTCTAGCTCAATCAATCGTGGCAAAATGACCGACCTCTTTATGAGTCCAGAAGGTATCGAGAATATTCGTAACTGGGGTGTTGATGAAGTTGATGACGTTACTCGTCGTGAGCTTATCACTCAAGAAGGTGGATTGTTGAGCCGAATCTTCCAAGTCACATTGCATGATTTGGATGAGCTTGGTGATGGTCAAGAGTATGAGTTGTTCTATGAGAACGATCTTGGCGGTACACTTCCTGCTGGTGACACAGAGATTGTTGTTGGTCTTGATATGAGCCGCAACGATAGCTTTGTGATGCCAGTTCGTGCTGGTCTTCAAGTCTTTGAAGATGACACACTTCATCGTCAGCGTAGAGCAGGCTTCTACGGATGGGCAGAGCAAGGCTTTGCAGTCCTAGATAACAGAAGAGTTCTTATCGGAAGCTTCTAAGCCTTTTGTTCTAAAATTATATCTAAGTCAGTGGTGGCACTCGCTGCCACTGGCTTTTTTTGTATAACTATCTAAAAGAGGAAATTATGTCTTTATCAAAAATAGGGGTCACTCAAGGTAACGATGCTTATATCTTGGTTGATGATATAGGCGGAACAGGCTATCCTGTATCTAAAATGATGCTTGGCTCAGAAGGTTCTAATGATAATTTAGTTGGAGACTCAAACCCTGTTCCAATGAAAATTCGTGGTGAAGAGTTTTTCTCTGGTGCTACAAAATATGACGCTAAAGTAACATCGGATGGCGAACTAGCCACAACTGTGACAGAGCGTGAGCGTAATGTGTATGCTGTGTATCATGACGACGCTATTGCAACTGGTGATACTGACTTCGTTTTAGTAGACTTGGATGACACGGTTAACTTTCCTCACGCTGATACTGGTCGGATTGATGTTTCTGTTATAAACATGCACTTATCCCAATCCACTGGAAACCCTGATGGTGAATTTATCATGGGTGTTATCACTAGAATTGATGGTGTGAACGCAGATATATGCTGGGCTTTTGGGGTTGATTTTAACTTGCCTTCAAATACAAATATCAGGCAAGATTTTAACTTTGCCCCATCTCAATTAAAGTTTGAAGTGGGTGTTGGTGATACGACTAGGATTATTACTAATTACAAAGCGACTAACGACCCAGCTTTTAACACTGCAACTCCTATGCCTAGTCCAAGAGGTGCAGCAACAGTAATTCCTGCCGTTGGGGATGTTGTGTGTAGGCTCACGAATAACGCTGGAGCACTAAAATTCTTTCTTGGCGTTATGTATCATGGAGAACCGTCATGATAAATGGGAATTTAATACTTTATTTTTATCAACAAACCCCGCTTATAGTATTACCTTCTAAGCTTTGTTGGACTATATCTGGCGAAACTGAATGGGTTTTACAGCCTTGTGCCGAATCTGATACATGGACTTTAGAATCTTGCGAAACTGATTGTTCTTCTTGTTAAATTAGGAGTATATAATATGAGTGTTACTAGCCAAGACATAGCTATTTACACAAGTCAAAATATGCCCCAAAATGACACTTCGATTGCTGGAGGAAGTATCAATAGTGGTATAAGAGTAGTATTTACAGATATAGTTTCTACTGGGGTAATATCTGCTTCAAGCAGTAGCACCTCTGATTCAGGTACTTTATCTATTGTTGGTAGAGATGCCGCTGGAATTATTCTATCTGAAAATATATCTTTGAGTGGAACAAGTGATTCTGTTGGAGAAGCCAATTTTGAAAGAATATTATCTTGTCAATTAGACTCTGCTTCTAATGGTACTATTTCAATTAGTGGTACGCAATTAGTAGGTAATATTTTTCCAACCGAGTCTGGTTTTAAAAGAGTTTTTTATGATGCTACTGCAAATGATGGTAGTGGTCCAGACAAGACGCTTTATGAAAAGGTCTTTGTAAAAAATAATAATTCTACAACAGCACTTCAAGACGGTTTTATTTCAGAAGTAAGTACAGGATTGTATAGCATAATTCAGTTTGGTTTAGAAAAATCTTATAATTATAATGAATCTGTAAACAACAGGCTTACTGCACCTACAGGGGTTACTTCTTATGGGGATGGCTCTAGTGGTGTGGCCGATACTAATTTAGGACCATTGGACGCACAGGGCGTATGGTTAAAGTTATTTTTAGCTGCTGGTACTTCTAGTACTAATAGCTTTTATAGACTCCAAGTACAAGGAACCACTGTATAATGCCTACTCCACTAACAGTTGAATTTATTGGGTCGAGAATCTCTGCTATTGATGGTATTACTAATGTAACAGCAGAAAAGGTAGCTGGTGGTGGTGCTGCTGCTGGTGAACAGGTTTCATCTTTGTTCATACAAGGTGTTGGTGCTGCCGCAACGGATTATCCTACAGCTTCTCGTTTTGTAGTTTTAACTTATGATATTGTTGGCGGTGGAGGAAGCACTCTAGACTTTACTTCTGGAGGAACTGAGGAAGGACAATTGCTTTGGGTTTGGGGAAATGCACTTTTGCCTTTGACTTCAACCGGAACCAATACGAATGGTGCAATTGGTGGTCTTGGAATTATAGTTTCTGATAACGCTACAGCGGCAGCAAACTCTTATGCTGGATGGACTTTTTATGGGTCTGAAAACTATCCTGGTGGTTTTCAAAAAATGGTTGTTGACCCAACAGTAAGACCCACCTTTTCTGGCGGTGGTTTTGCAGCTACAGACCTTGCGGCTATTAGAAAGGTTGGTATATTCTTTGTGTCCGATGCACTTGCAAAGGGTGGTGCTGATGCTGCTATTTTAGATGCAATTGATCTTGGTTCTGGGCTAAGAATTTTTGGTAGCGGAACTCCTGACGGTGGCTTTAAAGACCTTATTGATGCAGACGAAGGCGATATTAATAACCGGTATGGCGTTGTGCGATCTTTGGATTCCACTTCTAATATTGTTGAGGTTCAAGGTGTTATAGAAATAGGTAGCGGAACAAACGGGCTTACTGTATTTGATGACATTAATAGGGTTGTTTCTTTTGCAAGCCCACAATATATTGATTCATCTTTGAGTCCTCAAGATTTTGCAAATAGTATTTCAGAAAAGTTTCAAAAAATTAATATAGTTGAAAATGCAACTTCTGGAACTCAAGTAAAACTTGGAGAAAAGGTTGGAACCGGAGATGAGGCAAGAGGAAGAAATGGTCTAATCATACTTGGTAATAATGACTATGATTTAAGTTTAAATATTGATAGTGGTACTGAATCCATAGGTATTTTTGGTACTACAGTTAGAAATTTTTCAGAGCCTTTTTATTGGAGTGGTGTTCCTGCTGATATTAATGAATTTGTAGGTTCAACTTGGGATACCAATGGGCAATTTAGATCAAGTTATGTGGAAGTAAGAAATTCTTCTTTTCTCAACTCTACTGGGGTTGAAGGTGCTTTTTATTGGCCTGATGGAAGGGTTGATATAAAAAATTCTAACTTTATTAATAATACTAATGCTGGTAGTAATGCTGCTGCAATAGGACATCCAAATGAAGGTACTTTTACATACGATAACTTAAACTTTGTTTCTAATGATTTTGACATTAATTTTAGTCAAGCTACTGCTGGTGATTTACTAATTCAGGCAACCAATGGTAGTAATCCTTCTAGTGCCACCAGTGGAAATATTAATAGCACTGTTGAGATTCAGAACAGTGTCACACTTACTCTTACTGATATAGTTGTTGGGTCTGAGGTAAGACTGTATAAATCCAATCCTACAGGAACTTTCCCAACGGAGCTTGCAGGAATCGAAGCAGAAGATGACGGAACTTTTGAATATACTTATAATTTTACTGGTAATTTTGATGCAGATATAGTTATTGTAAATACTGGTTATGTGTATTTTAGACAAAACGATAATACTTTAACTAACATCCCAAATACTATTAAAATTAATCAAGTTTTTGATAGAAATTATCGGCCCCAAGTTGAGAACCCTTAAAATTTATTAGAAGGTGTATAATATGGTAGAGGACAAAAAATACGGTGTTTCAGAAGCTTTTTGCCCTAGCGAAGAAACCGAATCTTGCAAAGAGCCTAAATGCGGAAGACCTATAAAGTTTATGCAGAAATGTTTTATAGATCATAATAAAGGAGAACTATATTGCAATAGCTGTGGACTTGTTGTAAGATATGAAAGAAAAAAAGCTCAAGAAAGAATAGATCGAGGGCTTCCAGAAATTAAAATAAATGGAGAATAAATATGGCTATTATTGTCGATCCCGATAATCTAGACAGATTGCAAGTCTTGGTTGACTACTATAATGAAAAAGTTGGTATTAAGCCTGTAAACTCTACTACTCCTTTAGTAGACTATAATTTGTTAGCTGAAACTGGAGTTGGTGAAACTCAAGGCGATCAAGCATATCCTTATGCTTTTAAGGCTGCTGATTTTGCTGGTTCTGGCGTAGCTAGTGGTGATATATTAACTATTCTAAATGGTCAGAATGTAAACCATTGGAATATCACTGGTCTTGTTGGAACTACTGGTCTTTTGGTAGATCAGCCATTCGGTGCTACTGGTGAGACTGATATTAACTATGCTATCTTAGAGCCTAATGGCGGTACTGTGACTGACGGTGCTACCCTACAGGCTGTTTATTCATTCTTGAAAGAAGAATGGAAAACTGCTGGTTCAGGCTATGTTGATTTGATTCAGTTTGTTTTCCCACTTGAATCAATTACGCGAGAGCAGTTTGAGATTGGCGGTCCTACTCATGGTGATTGGGATTGGAGAGATGATGATAGTAGGAACCTGATTCGTACAGGTGGTTGGGCAGCTATTAATAGTGCTGGTACTACTCAGCAAAGATACGCTGGTATTATTACTCTTGGTTCACTAGATGCTGATACTCAAGTTTATTACCAACAAGTAGACTCTACTTCTGGTACTGCTACTGACCCTAGAAACTTTATCTTAACTGGACCTGTTAATCAGGCAATTTTGGTTGATGATATTGCTGGTGATGACCGAAGAGGCTTCTTGAAGATTTTTGCTAGAAAGAAGGGTAAGTCATACGCTGAATCTCAAATTAGTGACATTGGTGTTAGCACTCTTGAAACAATTGTTAACAGATTCCCAGTTTCTCATACTGATGATCCTGCTATTGTTGATTCAGATGGAGATTTGGCTGGTGGTAATAAAATTTATCAAACAGGTGTTCCTTTGTTTACTGCTACAGACGGTACTTCTGCCGCAAGTTCTGCAACAGCACAGGAAAATACCTTTACTTTAACTTTTGGTGCTGGTGACTTAAATGCCTCTGGTGTCACAACTAAAGACTTTGTTAATCTTCAAGGGGTAGATGCTGCCTTAGATAATGATTTCTTTGAGGTTATTTCTGTAGATAGTGCAACTCAACTTACTCTCTTACAAGAGCCTACCGTTGCTATTCCTACTGAGGGTAGTATTACAAGCGTTGTTTACAGCAGAAGAAGGGCTAATGAAAGATCAGATGCTCGTCTTCAAAACATTGGTGGTTCAGATGCTTCCGGTACTTTAACCAGTGCTTTGTCTGATTTTGTTAGTTCTGGTGTTGTTGCTGGAGATATTGTTGGTATTCTTGCTTCTGGAACAGATGATACGGTTGCCGAGGTTGGAACATACAAGGTTCTTAGTCGCACAGACTTGAACAATATTGTTCTAGACACTCAAGACCAACCTTTCCCAAGTGTTCAAACTGCTGCTGATTACAACTTTGAAGTTTATCGTCCAGGTATGTACTTGCAGTACAAAAAAGAGACAGCAACAAATGTTGGTCCTTCTACTCTTGGTCTTGATTTTAATGCTGGTACTCCAGATACAATCGTTGATCTAGACGGTACTAACTTTGTTACCCAAGGCTACAAGGTTGGAGGTGTTGTCAGAATTGGAAGTGCGGAAGACATAGCAAACAATGGAAGCTATGTTATTTCTGGAATTAGTACTACTACTTCTACAAATGATACCATTAGTCTTTTTCAAGATAACACTCTTACTAATAATGCAGACGATGCTGCTGCAATACTTAGTGGTGAAAATGGATTCATTAGAAGTCCTCAAAGCCAAGCGTTTAGCTTTAACTGGAGACTATTTGGTAATAATGGTACTCTTGCTAACTGTTTCCAATGGTTACAAAAGCAACTTCGTCGCGGATTTGCTACAAGTCTAGATGATGGTGATTTTAGACCAGTATCAGATATTTCTACTGCTGGAAATGTTTTCCGTGGTGACGTTACTGATCTTTTAATGAGTTTTGCTGCTCCAAATGGTACAACTTTGAATTTGTTTATTGATGATCTTAATGCAAATGAGAAAAACAATATTACATTTAACGATGTACTTGGTGTTGGTAGAAACTTTGCTTTCCTATCTATTATTAGTATTTCTGTTAATGCAAACTTGCTTGACGACAGCGACACAAAAATTGTTGTATTCTTCACTAATGATGACGCTGGTGATAACACAGGTCGTGATTATGGTACAGATGAAGCAATCATTGTCAAAGACACAGAAAACGCTGATATGATTTCTCAAGACCCATCAGCATCTCCTGTTGATTTTGAGTTTGATTTTGATAACAACACTCAGCGTGGTGCTGCTTCTGCTGGAAAAAACGCACCTGTTACTATCGTTGCTATTGGATTAAATACTGCTCAATATGTTTCAACTGCTGGAACTGTTACTAGACAATCTACAAATGTCTTTTCACTTGTTTCTGCTCTTGAGCGTAACTATAGCAATCCGTGATCTTTAAAAACGTTTATTGCTCTCTCCTTATACAATATAGGGAGAGGGCTTTCGTTTTAATAATAAAGGATATTCTAAATGACGCATATAAATACTTCAAACATACAGATACCTCCTGATAGTACCGGTAAAAAATTAGGTACTTTCAAGAGAACTTCTTTGTTTTATGATAATCTACAACCTGGAGAGCAGTTTTTTGTAGGTGATACAATATCAACTGCTGGTGGATCGGCTGTTATTACAGGTGTAAATGTTGCTGGATTTTCTGCTGGTGCTGGTCAGCTTTTTCTTAAAGAAGTAACAGGGGCATTTGCAGATAACGATCAAATTAGTGTTGCAGGAACTTATACTGCTGATGTTAATACTTCTAGTGGTGATGGAGAAGCGATTACTGATATTTATTATCAAGCTAGTACGCTTGTTGACTCTAACAACCCAGAGTTTAGAGCATCTATTACTGACCAAAACTTCTTACGAGTGTCACTTCCGGGTGTTTCTGCTGACACACAAAGTTATTCTCTACAATTAAATAATGTTCCAGAATTTACCTTTAACTTTGACTATGTAGCTGATGCGACCGACCCTGAGTATGTTTCAGAAGAAGTTGCGATCAAGTATAATAGTGGTGTTGGTGTTGGGTCTGGATTTACTGTTGGTAGCATTGTTCGCGGTGATACTAGTGGTGCTTACGGGGTAGTAAAATCTACAGATACAGTTAATAATATTTTGTATTTGAGAGATGTTGTTAATGCTGCCCTAGCTCCGTTTCAAAGTTCTGAAACCATCAGAAATATGAGTATTGATGGAGAAGAAAGTGCAGCTATTACCTCTGTAGGGGTTGTTAAAGCAGATGAGGTTACTCGTGCTTTACAACTGACTACTGGTGGAATTATTGCTGGTTGTGGGTCAAAAATGACCAGTCAATTCTACGTTCCTCTTTGCAGAGGTGGAGACACGGAAATTCAGTTTTCTGTTCATCAATCGGCAGCTACTCCGGGTGTCACTAGAAGGTATGGACTTTACGATGATGATAATGGTTTCTTTTGGGAGATTCTAGAGGCTAACGGTACAAATACTACCTTTGACAGTAGCGGTGGAGAGAATACGGCTGGAGAAACGATTGTATGCGTTGCCCACCGAAGTAACTCTAGTGGAAGCGTGGTCAGCGACTTTATTCCACAAAATAACTTTAATGTTAACCAATTAGACGGTTCTGATAACCAAGGTTTTGTTTTAGACTTTACCAAGACAAATGTTTACTTTATCACAATTCCAAATAATGGTGTTGGTAAAGCTAGGTTTGGCGTTTACAATGACTCTGGTGAGAAAATCATCTGTCACGAATTTAAATTCTACAATAAAGACTCTATTACGCCAACCCCTGTTTCTGCATTACCATTTAGGGCAGAAGTTCTAAACAATGGTGCTGGAACTGCCGGTCAAGAGACTGTTTTAAATATCAACAAAATTGGTGTGTTCAAGCAGACATATAATGACCATATGCCTAGCTATCATCACGGTAATGCACAGAGAGATGTCAGACATATTGATAGTACGGCTGGCGAGATTCCTATTTTTGGTGTTCAAGCAAGAACAACCAGAGGTCCGACAGGCATTGCAAATAGGGCGTACACCCAAATATCAGATGTTGCAGTGTCTTTGTTGGATGATAGGATCAGCAGAACATTTGATGCTGCCACCGCAGTTGATGCCGGTACAGATACAATCACACTTAAAAATCACGGTTTAACAACTGGAACTCCTGTATTCTATCAAGCTAATGGTAACACTGCCTTATCCGGCCTTGATGATTACGGAATTTACTATGTTATTGTTAGTGATAGTGATGATTTCCAGCTTGCTTCAACGTATACGGGTGCAGTTGTAGATGCATCTGCTATCAACATCGCTGTTGGTTCTGGCAACCATATAATTGCTGGATTGGCTGATGGTCCTGCACTTCTGAGGATTAGAAAGAACTCTCAAGTAGCTGACGCTATTTGGACTGCACACAATGCTAATCTTAGTAATGGTGAGTGGAGCGATGGCATGACGGGCTTCCGAATTGGAAAGGTTCCTACTATTGGTTCGGGCGGTAGTGGTTACACGGTTGGCGACCTTCTAGAGTTAGACGCTGGCATTAAAAATCACAGAGAGGCTGTTTTGAAAGTGTGTGAAGTTGATGGTGCTGGAGCGATCACAAGAGTTAGAATTGCACCATCTACTGATGCTCACGGCACAGAAGCAGACGGAGTGACTACAGCTAATTACGGCTCTTACAACGGTAAGTTCACCGGTGCAACTGTGGGTCATAAAGCTAATGGTGTAGGGTTCTCTAGCACCACCGGAAACTCTGCCGTGTTTGTTACATCGGTAGCTTGGGGTCACGGTTGGTGGTGGAAATCGCATTATGGAGAATGGGAACAGTGGGACTTTAAGGAAAGCACAGACGATCTTGATATTGCGTTTAACCTAACAGCTTACGCCGAGGATTTACAAAATCAAGTCTTAACAATAGAATCACAAAACACTGAGCCTAAGTCTATCAGTGCAACCGCCTCCATTAATTTTATCGAGCATATATAATGTTATTATGGCAAATATGGGGAGATGATCTTTGGCAACTCTATCATAAAGTTACTTTTGATGGACCCAATAAGCTTATTATTATAAATGATGGTGAATCTTCTATAAGTATAGAAGATGATGTTTATTCGTCTTGGAAACAATGGGCTAAATTAAGAGATTATTTAAAATTTGTACCAGCGTGCAGATCGGTAGGTGGAGACCCCACTGTTGAAGGAAATTTTCTTGGAGCTACATTTTTTACAATTAATAACTGGCAAATACAGATATCGGACAATACCAACTTTGTTGGAAACGTATTTTCTGATGATTTTAGTAGTCCATTTACAACAGAGGGGCAAGTTAAACTAGCACAGGCACAGGTTTCTAATCTTATTGATAGAATATCAATAAACTATGACGATCTTATTGCTGCTGGAATAGCAACTACCGGTACAATATCAGAACAAACAACAACTATTCAAACAACACTGCCAACTGGGGTAGTAAACGAATTAAATAATACACAGTATGATGGAGTGCCATTCGGTGATATTATGGATATAATACTGTCAATGGCACAAGGAAAAATTATTGAAAACGGAACTGGTGTATTTGAATTTTATGCACAAGACAACTCGACAATACTTTACACATTAACGAAATCAGGTAATGAAAGAAACAGAAGCTAATGACTATTGGAACAGATTTAACATCTGTATCAACCCAAGGTTGGTATACAGAGCCTACTCTGACCGATAACCTTACTCCTGTATCAACTTTTGGTTGGTATTATACGGATGCGGTTAATATAGTTTCTGTAATTTTATCATTACCTATTGAAACATTAGAGCAGCTTTCACTTGATTTTAATAAACCGATTGAAACTTTAGCTAATGTTAATTTTATTAATAATTTACCTATTGAAAACTTAAAGGATGTACAACTACCACAACAGAATTTGCCTATAGAATTTAGACAAGTCATAGCTGTATTTACTCAGCAAGATTTGCCAATAGAAATACTATCAAGCATTATAGTAAATAACGACCTACCTATAGATATAGTCGGTCAAACTTTAGCTTGGGTTTTAGACCGAAGGGGTGTTCTTTGGGCTATTCCAGAAAGAGGTTCTGAATGGATAAGGATTGCTCAATCAGATACTTGGAAAATAAATAGTCAAAATAATACTTGGGTTATAAATGAAAGAGGAAATTCCTGTAACTAGGAGTAAAAAATGTCAAACATTACAGCAAACCAAAGACTTTGTAAACAACCGGGCGAAAAGCGTAGATTCTCTATGGAGTTTGCTGCTTTATTATCTTCTGGTGAAATAATAACATCAATAGCTAGTGTAACATCAGAAGAAATTGATGGTGGCGTAAGCGATCTAACTATAACTGGTGAAACTATAAACGGTTCAAAAATTGAAATGTATATAGAAGGCGGTACTTCCGGTTTAACATATAGAATAGAAATTACTATAAATACTAATGCTTCACAAATATTACAAGGTGATGGCATACTTTACGTGTCAGACAGATAAGGTAGCAAAATGGCAAGTTGGCAAAACACTAGTTTATTGATGCTAAGAACCATGCTTAACGATGCTGGTTGTGGTGAGACTAAATATTCAAATTCAAGATTAGAACAACTTTTAATTACTGCTGCGTATTTTTTACCAGTAGATATTAATTTTAATAGTTCTTATTCTATTGATGTTGAGCAGAACACTATAAGCCCTGATCCTATTGGGCAAGAGGATGGTGTAGAGTTTATTAACTTTATGGTTTTAAGAGCAGCTTGTATGGCAGATGAAGGTAATTTTAGAAACTCTGCATTATTACAAGGTGTTAAAGCTAGGTGTGGACCTGCTGTACTTGAACTTGGTTCTTACGGTCAGTATTTAAAAGATTTATTAACAAATGGTCCTTGTAAAACTTATGAAGAACTAAAAAATGAGTATAACTTTAGTTATGAAGGAAAAAGAATTATTCGTGCTGTTATGTCTCCTTTCGCTTCAAACGATTTTTATCCTCCTATGGGGGATGGAGGATTGGGACAACAGGACACTCAAAACCCCTATAGAAATAGAAACTATTAATTGGAGAATATAAAATGACAGTTTTTCAACCCAAGGGTTCAGGCACGACCCATAAAGAAGGAACTATTTTGGTTAATGCACCTAGAGGTGCTGGTTCCGGTGCATTAGGATCAAACTACCTTATTGATACTTATGTTAGTAATTTGCCTACAACTGGTCAAATTAATAATGAATATCAGTATGCTTTAAATGAAGATTTTGTTAGAACGGCAGATGGAAATGTTGGTGCTGCTACTTCTGGTACTGTTGTTGAGGCTATCGAAGGAAGAACGATTGAGGTTGTTGGCTATACATTTGTTGTAGACGCAGCTTCTACTGTTACTTTTCAAACAAACGCAACTCCTATATTTTCTGGTTTTTCCGTTGCAGCTAATGGTGGTGTTGCTGTTCAAGGCGATGCAGACTCACCTATGTTCTCAACAGAGCTAGGTGAAGCTTTAACTATAAATAACACAGCAGGTAATGTATCCTACCATATCTCATATACAGTAGTATAAGATGAATAATTTTTCTGGTATCATAAATAGCGATTTAAAGAATTTATTTAACAATGCGATATCTTCGCTATTGTACGATGACGCTTTGACTATTCCTTGTACCTTGTATTATGGTGTTACAAAGTATGAAGATTGTTCTAATTGCGTTTTTGATCCTATAGGTAATAAGTCTTCTAATCGCTTTCAGGATGGTGGACCAGTTCCGTTTCCTTTTGGTTCTATATGCCCTATGTGTAATGGAAATGGCAAAAAGGGGATAGAAACTTCTGAAGATATTAATTTGATGGTTATATGGGACTATAAGCAATTTATGGATGTAGGAACTGTAAATAATCCAGCAGGAACTATTCAGGTTATGACTTTTGCTACCAATACCCCAGCTTTAAAAAGAGCTAAAGAATTAATTGTTGCTACAGATATAGCGGCTTATGGAAGACATAGGTATCAAAGATTAAGCGAACCACAACCTTGCGGGTGGGGCAATAGTCCATTTATTAGTTGCCTTTGGGAGAAATCAGGATGACTCTTAAAGCATCTATTGAACTACCAAATTTTAAATCAGAATTTGAAAAGGGTGTAATACAAGAAATAGCTAGACAGTTTGAAAAAAAAACACCCTTATTGATTAAGAATATAAAAAAAGTTCTTGCTCCCACTATAGAAGAAGCCTTAAAGAGTTCAAGGGCTTATGTGGCTATTGCAAGCGATCAAAATATTAGAGGTCAGATAGGACTAGAAAGCCTGTCTAAGTTTGACTCAATAATAAATTATTGGGCTAATAATATTTCCGTAGAATACAAAAAAAATAAAGGTTTAGGATTAATTAATATTGGAGCAATACGTTCAGATTATTCTGATGTATTAACATTGCCGGAAGCGGTTTTTATATCTACTAATATGTTTGGTGGTCAGACAGTGGTGGAGTGGCTAAATTGGTTGCTTCTTGTAGGTACTTCACCAGTGATTATTGGCTATAATTTCAAGGCTGGTAACTACCCTCAAAGTAGAACTGGTGTAGGTATAATGATTCGTCAAGAAGGTGGTGTATGGAGTGTTCCTAGAGAGGTTGCTGGCACAGAAGGTAATAATTTTGTTACTGAGACTGCTGACATTATAGAGTCTAAAATAGACGCTGTTATAAGGCGAGAACTAACTAAGATCACACAAGGAATAAAATAATGGCTGTAAATTCTTATACTAGATTAAATAAGCATGTATCTCAAGTTGGTGAGACTTTATTGACTTCGCAAATTGAGAGTAATATGAAGTCTTATCTAGATTGGGGATTGCTAGGTATAGGTTCATTTAGTAATGTATCAATACCTACATCTGGTGCTTTTGGTGGAACGTTTGACAAACTGCGACTTGTAGACGATCCTTCTTATTCACAAGGTCAAATTTGGGAAGCAGCTAGAAAAGATTGGGTTTGGGAAACAGGGGTTTATTATGATAGCCAACCTGTTCAAATTTCTGGGGTTACAGTGAATGGTACTTTTTACGGAACTGGTGATGCTACCTATGGTCATCATTATAACTATCCTTTGGGTAGAGTTGTATTTAATAGTGCTATACCTGAAAATTCTAATGTTCAATTAAATTATTCTTATAGAAACGTTCAAACCTATATTGCAGATCAAGCCCCTTGGTGGGATGAGATTCAATATGGTTCTTTAAGGGTTGACGATTCAACATTGTATGATTCTGGTTCTGGTAACTGGCAGATATTGGCTAATAATAGGGTTCAATTACCTGCGGTTGTCATAGAGGCAACTTCTAGAAGGCAATTTAGACCTTATGAAATGGGTACTGTTGGCAATTTTGTTTATACCGATGTTTTATTTCATATTATATCTGAATCTAGATGGTGGAGAAATCAGCTAGTTGACATAATATCTTTAGAAAAAGACAGAAGTATATGGCTATATGATAACAATTTAGTTGCTAGTGCTACAGGCTATCCTTTAGACTACAGAGGCATGATATTGCCTGACGCACCAATGTATCCCAAACTTGTAAATGCCTATCGTTTTAAGATGGCTAGATTTTATGGTATAAATGTTACAGAAATGCAGTCACCTACTGCTAGGTTGCATAGAGGAACCGTAAGGGCCACTTTTGAGATAGTTATGGCATAATTTAAAAAATGGTGTATTTATCATTGCTAACTTAACAATAAAATGAAAGTTAAACTTTTTCATATTTAGGAGAAGAATTAATGGCTAATAATAGAATTTACTACCCAATTCAACAGGTAGCTTTTCGTAAACCGGGAACTACTGTTTTCCGTGAGGCACACGGTGTTCAGTCTGTTTCTATCACAACAACTTTTAATCTTGAGCAGGCTTTTGAGCTTGGTCAACTTGCAATTTATGAGAATATCGAAGGTATTCCTAATATTGAAATCAGTTTGAGCAAGGTCTTGGATGGTTATCCAACAGTCTACCTGCTTGCTACTGCTACTGATGCTACTGGTGGTGATCTTGCTGGTCCAGAGCTTGCAAAACGTGCTCCTGCTGAAACAATTATGCAATTAGGTATTTGGCCTGAAACACTAGAGGCTGTAGAAGGTACTCCAGACCAGTATGTTGAAATGTCGGGCTTGACAGTTTCTTCGGTATCTTATAATTTCCCACTTGAAGATAATTTTTCAGAAGATGTTAGTCTTGCTGGAAACGTTAAAGTTTGGAACACTTATAATGGTACTGGTGCTGATGGTACTGCCTGTAGTGCTCCTTGGACTCTAGCTGCTGCAACCGGATTCTTTGCAGGAAACAATGATGCCCCTATTGGTACTGGTGGTGTTAACCGTAGAGAGAACATGCTTTTTGCTGGATACCAAGCTCAAACTGCTAATGCAGATTATAGTGTTGTTCCTACAGAAATCTTGGGCGTTGGAACCTCTGGTTTCTTGCCTAGTGGTGGAGTTACCCATATTTCCTCGATTACAGTGTCTACAGACTTGGCTAGAGAAGACTTGTTCCAACTTGGAAGTAGAAGTCCTTACGCAAGAACTGTTACTTTCCCAGTTGAAGTTACTTGTGATTTTGAAGTTACTAGTGTTTCTGGAGATCAAGTCAACGCTATTGATGACTGTGGTAATATCGCTGCTTGTTCTACTGCTTCTAACCTTACAGATAATAAGATCAGAATTTCAACCTGCGAAGGTTTGAGAATTTATCTTGGTGAAAAAAATAAACTTGCTTCTGTTTCATACGGAGGGGGTGACGCTGGTGGAGGAAACGTTGCTGTAACATATAGTTATACAACCTTTAATGACTTCACAGTTCTTCACAAGAATGATGATTTTAACGCATCTGGAGCCGGTTGGTGGGGTACAAGACAAACCTACTTGGGAGCACTCACTAAAGATTCAGCATTTGATAATTAATATTTAATATTAAGTATTTTATGGGGCGGGATAAAACCCGCCCCAATTAGGAAATAGGATTAGGATGGATATTTTTAAAAAAAACAGATTGGTAAATAGGTTAAGAACAGGCATCGTCTATTTAAAAATAGACGGAGAGCTATACAAGACTTGTCGCCCAACTCCAGAAGACATTGCTCTTTCTGAATTGGTGTTTGAAGAAGTACTTTCTACGGTTAAATTTGATGGCCTAATAACCAAAGATCAAGCTTCTAATCTACTTGCGGTTCGTGGAACTTGGAACCGAGATGATGAAGCTAATCTTGAAAAACAAAATCAATATCTAGACGACCAAAAAATTGCCTTATACAAAGCTCTCTTTAATTTAAAACAACAAAAGGTTATTCGTAGAAGAATAAAGCAGGTAAATAATAATATACAAAAGCTTTTAATAAGAAAGCATTCTTTGGATCATATAACTTTAGAGAATTTTGCAGAGACCATAAGAGAAGATTTTTTACTTGCAATAACCATAAGAGACTATAAAGATAATAAGGTTTACGACTACTTTAATTTTTGGCAAAGTGATAGTGTCTTATTAAATAAGTTTTCTAATTATTTAAATGCTAATTGGCTTACTAATGAAGATTCTAGACTTTTAGCTAGATCAGAACCTATTAGGTCTTATTGGAACATTGGAAAAGAAAAAATGTTTGGTCAAAATTCATTAGAATTAACCAACGATCAGAAGTCTATAATATTGTATTCTAGAATGTATGACAATGTATACGAAAGCATGGAAAGACCAGATGATGAGGTTATAGAAGACGATGACATGCTGGATGGTTGGTTTGCAGACCAAAGAAAAAAGATAGAAGAAGATAGAAAAAGAAAAGAGGCTGATAAGATTCTTGATAAAAAAGGAACAGATGGTGGTGGAGAGCTATTTGTGGTGGCAGATAGTTCCCAAGAAGCAAATAGAATTAGAGGGTTAAACAGTTTAGATAATCAAATTAAAATAAATTCTAGAAAACAAGCACTAAAGAATGGACGAGGGGTTGAAGAACAGGATTTACCGGATGTTAAGTTAAAGTTACAGCAAGAAGCCATGAGACAAATGGCACAAAGGAGAGGAAAATGAGTGGATACGACGAATTTTCTAAAAAAAGATTATTAAACAACTTAGAAAAAAAATTTAATACAACAATAATTGGCTCTTTGGCTATTTTTGAAGAACAGTTTGGCTTTATGTGGGGTCACGGTATTCCTTATTCTTCTTTAAGTAAAGAGCAAAAAGAATTAAGAAGCATTTGGAAAGAAACTAGGACAAAAATATTAGATTCTGGAAATTCTAATCTTCGTGCTGCTCAAAGTGAATTAGCACAATATTCGTTTACTTGGAATAGATTTATTACAAACTTTAAATTAGATAAGGAAAATCAGGAGAATTAATTATGGCAGAAACAAAAGATGGTAAAAGAGTATTTGAAGTTGGTGGTGTAAAATATGCGGTAATTAGACCAAATATTGAAAAGCTTACAGCAGCAAACAAGCTTCGTAGGGAAACTTTTAATTCAGAGCTTCAAGCAGGCTCTTTAATTAGGGATCAATTAGAAGAAGAATTAAGGAAAAGAAGCCTTTGGAGTGATGATAGAGAGGCTAGATATCAACAGCTTAGAAAAGAAGTTGTAGATATGGAGTATCAATTGGCTTCTGGAGGAATTAAACTTTCGGAAGCTAAAACAATAGCTTTAAAAATGAAGTCTTCTAGAAATGAGATGGTAGAGCTTCTTTCTTCTAGAAGTGATTTAGATTCTAATACTTGTGAGGGAAGGGCTGATGCCGCAAGGTTTAATTACCTATTTGCTAATTGTTTGGTGTATGAAAAGGATAGTAAGCCCTTTTTTGAAAACGGTTTAACTGGATATTTATTAAATCAAGATAACCCTGTGGCTGTAGCCGGTGCGACTGAATTTTTCTACCTAATTTCTGATACAGAAGATGTTGATGAGAAACTGCCAGAAAACAAGTTTTTAAAGCAGTTTAATTTTGTAGATGATGAATATAGGCTTGTTGATAAACAGGGCAAATATATTGATGAGGAAGGTAGGCATATTGATATTTATGGAAATTATATTGAATGGATTTCCGACGACGATTTTGTATTTGTAGATGCTAATGGTAGAGTTTTGGACGATTCTGGTAATTTTAAAGTTACCTTTTCTCCATTTTTAGATGATGAAGGCAAACCGTTAGATGAAAACGGCAATGTAATTGTTGAAAAAGAGAAACCAAAACCTAAAAGAACTAGAAAAACTACTAAAAAAACTACCCCTAAACAACAGGAAAAAGTTTAAGGGTATAAATAATTCTTGGATAAGCGATCTATTTTGTTTTAACAGAGTGGGTCGCTTTTTGTTTATTAAGAGGTAAAACATGGCTTTTGATATTAACGCACAGATTATTTTAAGTGGTCCTAAAGGTCTAACTAAAGTAAGAAACAAGATTAAGAAAGACCTTAGTAGTGTTTCTGTGCCTGTAAAATTAGATTTTGATAAAGGTGGTGGAAAAGCCCTTAGAGATATTAATAGTCAAATTAATACTCTTAATAAAAGTTTTAGTCAATTTAATTCTAACGCACAAAAAGTATCCAAAAGTATAAAACAAGCTGGAGATAATTCTAGACGTAGTATTTCTAATGTTAATAGCTTGGCTAATACTACTGCTAACCTATCGAAAAATCTTTCAAAAGCAAGCAAGGATGCAAAAAAGGCTGCTACTGAAATAGAAGCATTTGGTAAAGATGCAGCTTTGGCTATTCGTAGATTTTCAGCTTTTACTCTTGCTACCGGTGCAGTTTTTGGTTTTGTTAGAGCAGTGCAAGACGGAATATCTAAGGGTATTGAATTTGAAAGACAGATTGTTAGATTGCAACAAGTTACAGGTTCTTCAAAAGCACAAGTTCAGTCACTAGATAGAGCTATTGGAAATCTTGCAAGCACTTTAGGTATTAGTCAAATAGAGTTGGCTCAAACAGCAGTTACTTTGGCACAAACGGGTCAGAGTATTAGGGAAGTAGAGCAATCATTAAGAGCTATTTCTAAAGCTAGTCTTGCTCCTACTTTTGGTGATATAAAAAGTACTACTGAGGGTGTAATTGCTGCACTTAGACAGTTTAATATTTCTGCTAGTAAAACGGAAGAAGTTTTAGGCTCTTTAAATAATGTAGCTAAAAGATTTGCAGTTGAGTCTGAGGATTTGGTTTCTGTTATTCGTCGTGCTGGTGGTGTTTTTGCACAAGCAAGCCAAGATATTCAACAAGGACCACAGCAAAGCTTAAATGAGCTTTTAGCTATATTCACTTCTGTTCGTTCTACTACTCGCGAAACAGCAGATACTATTGCAACTGGCCTTAGAACTATTTTTAGTAGACTTCAAAGAAAAAGTACTATAGAGTTTCTTAAAAGTTTTGATATTCAGCTTTTAGATTCAAAAGATAATTTTATAGGTTTCTTCAATTCTTTTAGGGAGATATCTACTAAGCTTGAGGGCTTAGGAACCATAGAACTTGCTCAAGTGGTCGAAGAACTTGGTGGTATTCGTCAAATAGGAAAAATCTTACCTGCAATTAAAAACTTTGGTTCTGTAACCGAAAATGCATTTAAGGTAGCACAACAGGGAGCCAAGCAAGGTTTAAGTAAAGATGTAGCCCGTGCTACGGATACCTTATCTGTTAAAATATCTGCTCTAAGTGAAAACTTTTCTACGCTGATTAAAAATATAACTCAGTCTAAAACCTTTCAAACTTTTGCTAAAACAGCAGTATCGGTTGCAAATGGCTTTATTAAAACCGTAGACGCTTTAAGACCTCTTCTGCCTCTTCTCGCTACTTTAGGTGGAATAAAGCTTATTGATCTTGGTGGTGAGTTTTTTAAAGGTTTTAAAGATGGTATTACAAAGACAAAGGATATTATTGATAAGACCGAAGAAGCCTTAGATAGTATAAACAAGAAGGGTGGTGGAGACAGCAGTAGTGGGGGCGGTGGAGGCGGTGGAGGTAAAGGTCCGATTGGTCCTGACTCTAAGCTCTTAGACTCTTTAAAGGGCAATACAACAGCCCTAACAAGTAATACTCAGGCTTTAATAAGAAATAGTAACCTTTTAGATAAGCTAACTAGATTGGGTATTGGTTCTAATGTTGCCAAAGTGTCTGATGAAAAATCCAAGAAAAAGACTGCTGACCAAGCTATTGCTGCTATTCCAACTGATCCCGCAGAAGCCCTTTTGCAAAACGTTGCAGAAACACAAGCAGCAACAACAAAGAAAACTAAAGAGGAATTTCAACAAATAGCAAGCAACGCTGAAAAGAAAAAGTTCATTAGAGAACGTGCTGGTTCAAAAGAAAGTGCTGTTCAAATTCCAGTTGATGCAAAAGCTCTTGCTGCTGAAACTACAAAAGCTTTAAAAGAAGCAAACAGAACACAAGCTTTAACTACTAGCAATAGAAACAAAGCTAAATTCTCAGGTGTTGGTGCTAGTAGGGTTGGGGGTGAGGCTGAGGTTAATGCAATTACTACTCAAATATCAAATATTAAAGCATCAAATGAAAAATTAACTGAGGCTTTAGTAGAATTACAAGTCGAGTTCTCAAATGAAAAAGGCGAGCTTACTGCCAAGGCTGGTACTGTCGATCAGAAAGGTAGTGCTGCAAGAAAAATTGAAAAACTAACAGATAGAATTGCAAGAAATCAAGACAAAATTGCAAATTTAGAAACTAAAAGAGACAATGTTGCACCGTTAGATATTGCGGCTATTATTGCAGAAACAAAGTCAGCGATTTCTGAAAAGGAAAAATCAGAAGCTAAAGCTAAAGAAGATTTTGAAACTTTCTTTGCAAAAGCAGGTAAAACAGCAAAAGAAAAGGCAGCACAAGAACAAGCAACAAAGTCGCTTCGTGATAAAGGTTTTGTTGGAATTCCAAATGCAGTTGAAGGAAACCGAAAAGTAACAGGAGATATAATAAAAGCGGTAGAAGATGCAAATATAGTTGTAGATGTTGATCTAACAACAGGTAAAAAGCTGCCACCACAAGAACCAGTAGAACCGATAGTTGTAACTGCTGGAAGTGACATTGACGATAAAAGAAGACTTAAAAACACATCTACTCCTGTAGGTAATTTAAATTTTGGTTTTCAAAATAGAAAAGTAGAAGAAGTAAAACAAAAAAGACTGACTACCGAAGAGAGTTCTACATCCAGAGGTGTAAAGACTAGGAAACGAAATGAAGAAGAACGAGAAAAACTTGAAAAACAAACAATTTCAACTCAAAAAGAAATAAGTAATAGTTACTCTCAACAACAGGCTATTAACGAGAGCATAACTCTCTCACTACAAACGTCTAAAACTAACGCTCAAGAAATAGCAAGGAATTTAGACATACTTAGAAAAACTACACAGAAAGCACCTATCATAATACCGGATACACCAATTGATACAGGAGCAGGTCAAAATACTAGTGAATCTAGTCAAACACGAATTATTGGTACAGACGCTAGTGGTAATATTCAAAGAGAGAGAAGTTTCAATGACTTCCTAGAAGAAGTACGATTTGAATCAGATTTGAGAAAGAAAAGTGCAGATGAGCTTAAAAAAGCTAGTAAAAAATTAGAAGCTGACCAAGATGATTATATTCTTAATCTGGGTAAGTTATATGAAACTGATACAACAAGTGCTGTTGAAGCTGTACAAAAAGCTAGTGCTAAAATTGAAGCTACAGAAAGTCCTACTCCTAATATTCCAATAGCTAAAGTAAACACTGCTGATAAATCAGTCTTTGAGGGCGGAACTGCAAGGCCAGCGTTAGGTGGCGACATTTCCGATTCTATTGATAAAAATGAGCAAAATTTACTTAGAGTAATATCTATAAAATTTAATGAAACTACGGGACAATTAGAAAAGTTTATCCAAGCAGTGGGTGAACCTATAGAGGGTGAGCCTATTAAAGAACTTAGTGATGCTCAGAAAAAATTTCTACAAGAGCAAGAAAAAATTTATGACAAGGCTTTTCCTGATAGAAACGTTCCAGGTCTTGAGCTAGGAGAAGATATTGCTTTTCCAAATCTGTTTGACCAAACTGAAGAGGGATTTAAAAAGGGTTTAAAAGAATTTGAAGACAAACTTAAAAGTATAGCAGATGGAGCTTGGCTAACAGAAGTTGAAAAAGCATTAAGCCAAGCTCTACAAGATGCTATTAAAGCTGGTATTAGTGAAGAAGAATTTCAAGCAAAAATAAGTCCTGAGATTAAAAATGCAATTGAGGAAATAGATCAAAAGCGGGCGGATTTCACTGGGCTTAAAAAGTTTGCAAAAGGTGGCTTTGTAAAAGGTCCAAGCCATAGTCAAGGTGGAGTTCAAGCAGAACTTGAGGGTGGAGAGTTTGTTGTTCCTAAAAAAGATGTAGATCAAAAAACTGGATTACCTAAATTTGAAAATGGTGGTTCATTTGATGATCTACCAGAAGCTATAAAGGAGCAGGCTGCAATAGCAGCGGAGGCTGGAAAAGGTCGTGTGCCAAGTGCTGTTGGTTTAAAGTTTGGTAGAGGCAAGGGGAGTGCTGCAAACCAAAAGGCTGTCCTTACAGATAATATTATTGTAGATAATAAGCCAGAAGAAACTGGTGCTTTAATAGGTCCAAGCGAAAAAAACAATACTGGCCTTATAGCAGCAGAAGGAAATGTTATAGATAAAGGGCTTGATCTTATAAGAAAAATAAATGCAGATATAGTTATTCCAGAGGGGATAAAAAAAGCAAATCTGTTAGCTAGAGGTGGTTACGGTGCTTTTGGTTTCAAGGAAACAGCGGTTGACGGAGAAGGCAATTTAACATTTGGTGGAAAAAAAGAAAAAGGTAGGTCAAATGCTATTTTTGACCAAATGAAAGAGCAAATAAATACTTTTAGCTCTAATTTAGTAAATGGCACTGTTCCATTATTAAATGATGTTTTGGGCTTAACGGATTTCTTTAAGCCTATCTCTGTTGATTCTGGTAATGTTTTAGATGAAAAGATTATTCAAGAAACTTTTAATTCTCTTAAAGGTGCTGTTTCTGAGTCTTTAGCTTCTGTAATATCTGGCTCAGAACTACAGGGGGGTCAAGAATCTTTTGACTTAAAAGATTTAGATTCGGCACAGTCAGCTAGACTTTCTACATTTTTTGAGTCTCCCCCTGGTGCAGATGTAACACAATTAAAAAAGGCAGAGATAAAGGCTAATTTAGCTTTAGCTAGAGCAGCAGATGGAGGTCTTGTTTCCAAGGTTGTTAATGAAGCACTTAGTAATGATGAATTTATAAAAAGGTTTGAAATATTTTCAGCTAAACAAGTCCCAGAAGACTTATCTACAACCCCTTTTGAAATACAAGATGAAAAATCAAGAGGTGGTTTAACATTTAATGCTAACTCGCTTCTTACTCCGGGTGAGCTTGTATTTAATCCTAAATTAGCAGAAAAAATAGGATTACAGAATCTTAAAAGATTCAACCGTACTGGCGATAGTTCGCCTATTCGTAATCTGCTAGGTTCAGATATTTCTAAAATAGCAACAGTACCGGGCGAGGGCAATAAAGATACCTTTCCAGCTACTTTAGATAAAGGTTCTTTTGTTATCAAGAAAGCTTCTTCTGAAAAATCAGGTTTGCAAAATTTAAATACTGGTGGTCTTTTTGGTGTTCAATCATTTCAAAATGGCGGTCAATCTTCTGGTGGTGCTGGTTTTGATACAGCATTTTTTTCAGAGCTTGCTAAAAATGTAGGCAAGGCTACTGTTGCTTTTGGTTCTTTAAAATCTGTAGATTTTAGCAATATCGGTGAAGTTATATCAATTGTTCCTATTCTGTCTGCGGGGCTTGAGGGGCTTTTTGATAGTTTTTCTGATGCTACTGATGCACTTCTTAGTGATGAAGAACAAAAGGTAGCAGAAAAAATTGAAGCAGTTGATGGAGAAATAGCATCTGTGGAGGGTGCTACAGAAGCTACTGAGGGTTTGGCAGAAGCCGCTAGTGAGGCATCAGAAGCCATTCAAGAACTTCCAGCAAAAATAGAAAAAGGTGTAAACGATGCTGTTGCTAAACTACAAAATCTGCAAGCTGGTGCTGATCCTTCATCTTTAGCTAATGAGAATAAGGCTGCTAAATCACGGGAAGAGAAAGTATCAAAAAGGGAATTTCAAGGAACAGCAGAAAAACCTGGCCAAGATGAAATAGACCGAAGGGCAAAAGTAAAAGATCAAAGAGCAGAAAGAAATGAAAAAAGAAAAAATCTTACTAGGCAAGAAAGAAGAGAATTAATTGCTAATGATCCTTCAAGAAGAATTAGAAAGCAGGATGCCGCAGACAGGGCTACTTTTGATAAAGATATTGCAGAAGCAGAAACAAGGGCTGCGTCTACAAGTCCAGCAGAGGCCCGAAAAGGAAAAAGAGACTTAGTACAATTAAAACAAAACAAGCAACAGTTTTTTAACTTATCAGATGAAGCACGCTTAGGTGAAAAGGGTTTCAATTTAAAAAAGGGAGATAAAAACTTAGGTAGAGTCAGGAGAAATAAAAAAGGATTATTAAGTTTTGATGACTTATTGCCTAAGCTTGGTGGTGGTGGCAAGGGTAAAGGCGGCTTAAAGGGAATATTCTCTAAGTTGGCTGGAAAAATTACTAGTAGTGACAAATCAAAATCATTTGCTTCAGATATTGCTAGTAAAGGAGTTTCAAAAGTTAGAGATGCTGGTTTCCGTGGCATACCAGAAGATTTGTTTGGTGATGGTCTTCGTGATGGTATTAAAAAATTAGCTAAGAAAGACAACTTTAAAAAAATTAGCAAGGGCTTCTTTTCTGATTTAGTAGATCAATTTAAAGACCCTAAGAAGTTAAAAGGTGCTTTTAAAAAGGGTAAAAGCATACCTGGTATTATTGCTGCGGTATTAGCTGACCCTATTATTAATACTATTGGAGATAAGGTAGGTCTTAAAGAAATTGGTGGTGCTAAAGGTTTTGAATCAGGAAGTACTGTCGCTGCTGGTGCTTTTGGTGCTGCTTCTGGTGCTGCTAAGGGGGCTGCTATTGGTGCGGGTATTGGTAGCCTTATTCCTATTCCTGTTGTTGGCACTGTTGTTGGTGCTATTGGAGGTGCTATTGTAGGAGGAATAGATGGATTATTTAGTGGTATCAAAGATCAAAAAATATTTAATGCTCTTAGTTCTTTAGATAAAGCTGCTAAAGCTGCTAGTGAGGCACTTGGAGACTTAGGGGATGTAGAAAAGCTTGATATAAATAAAGATCAAGAAAAGATTGGTGAGTTTCTTACTGCACAAGAAAAACTTACTAGTTCTGTTGTAACAACCTCTAAAAAATTAGATGAAATAGAAAATGGCGGTTTGAAAGCCGCAGAAGGAGGCGAGGGCGGTATTCCTGGTGCTTCTGTTATTGGCGGGGTTTTAGGCGGTCCTGTTGGAGCGTCAGTAGGTGCTGCGATAGACTTAGCTGAAAGTAAAACTATTTCCTCTGCTTTTGCTTCTTCGGAAGAAGCTTTAACCGGCTGGAGTCAGTCTTTAAAAGAAAACTCAGGAAATAAGATAGCACAGTTTCTTCAACCTTTTGTTAGTGATTTGGGGGATACTTCTCTTAGTCTTAAAGAATTTACTTCCTCGATTGAAGATGCTATTACACAAAGCAGTTTATACCAAAATACAATAGGGGCATTAAACAGTATTACATCTACTGTTTCTGGTGCGTTTAACACAGTTGGAAGCGTTATTAATCAACAAGGAATTACTGGGGCAGCAAGCACCGCTATCGGCGGTGGTTTATCATTTGCTACTGCTGGTATTTCTGATGAAATTAAAGGTTTATTTACTGGTCAGTCAGGACAAGAAGTAGCAGATGATCGTATTGCTTCTGTTCAAGGAGCAGTATTTTTAGATCAACAAACACAGGCTGTAGAAAGCTTTATAACATCAGTTAATTTATTAGACACTGAAAAATTAAAAGAGACAGGTGATGCCTTACAGCAATTAGGTGCAAAATCTCTTGATTCTATTTTTGCACTTCGTTCTAGTGCCGAAGCACTTGCAGAATTAGATTTGTCAGACATTGAGGACTTCAATGATCTAGAAAATAGCTTTAAAGGTCTTGACAAAAATTCTGAACAAACTGCTAGAATATTTAAAAATATTGCTACAAATGCAGCACAGCTTGAGGCTGCTGATTTGGAGAAAGCACTTTCTGGAATAGCTGGAGAAGACGCAGATTTTAAAGAAGCACTAAAACCGTTTCAGCAAGCGAATAGTGAGTTTTTATCTACACTTCAAGAAGGTGGAGATATACGAAAAGCAAGCAAAGCTAGAGCAGACAATCTATTGGCTACGTTAGGAGCTAAAATAGGAACAAAGGGTGGTGTACGAGATATAGTAAAAGGCGTTCAAATTACAGAAAGGGATGAACGGGGAAGGGCAATAAAAGACGAAGAAGGTAATGTAGTAACAAAGGCAGCAGACGCTTCTAATCTTGATGATGTTTTTGCTGCTATAGAGCAAATATTAGCTGCTGGAGATAAAGCCGATCCTGAAAAATTAGCTGCTGTTACTGCTGCTTTAGGAGGAAATGCTTCCGAGGCAGGAAATGTTTTACAAGCATTAAAAGCAAATACAGGAGCACAACAAGATCAGACATTTGCTCAAGTAAAAGCAACACTTGCAGAAAAACAAAGAGACGAACAAATAAGGTCAAGTTTAAGGGCTTTTGATGCTTTTGGTACTGCTATTGATAAATTAAACAAAGGTGTCTCTAGTATAGCAGATAAGTTTACTACTGTTGCAGATAATATTAATTCAGAAGTAGAAAAAATACTTTCTGGTGATACATCTATTACTGCTGGTGCTAAATTTAATCCTTTTGAAAATATAGATGCTGCTTCTACGGCAGAAATTAAACAGGGTGTGGCAAACATTTCCGGTACTATTGGACCAGGTGGAGAAAAGGCTGTTGCAGGAGTAGCCACTGTATTAGATTTTGGTAAAAATCTAGAAGGAAGTTTTAAGAAATTAATTAATAATGTTGAACAAGATTTAAGTACAAACAAAGTTAGTTCTGGTGATATTAGTGCTTCTGGAATTAGAGAAAGGTTTGAAAAAGAAAACGCACCAGCTTTAGATGCATTGCCAGATGAAGTAAGGGAAAAGTTTTTATCAGGTTTAGAAGCATCTGTTGGTGCATCAAGACAAGATGGAGGAACGATTGGTATAAAAGAACTTAAAGAAAGTTTAGTTGCTGGTGAGTTAACTGCTGGTATAGATCAATTTACAGATCAAACCGCTGCTGCATTAGCGGAGGTTACTAATAGTTTAAATGTTCTTAATGCTGCTGTTATTAATGCTGCTAATGTTCAAAGTGAAATAGCACAGATTGAAACGCAAAAAAGACTAACCATTATAGGTCAAAGAGAAGCTTTTGAAGATAGATTTAATAAGTTCTTAAATCAAAGTGTTAATGTTAGAGAACAAGCAGAAGAAAGACTGAGAAGTAAGCTTGAAGCTACTGTAAATGCTGGTGGTGCTGGAGCTAGAGGTGCTGCTGCCGCAGGCGTTGGTGAAACTGATGTTTTAAGTACTGCTTCTTTATCTGATAGAAGAGAGCGTTTACAAGCCGAAAGAGAAAGTTTAAAAAGGCAATTAGGAGAAGCATCTGGTCAAGAAGGTCTAGCTGGTGGAGCACTTCAAGAACAAGATACAGACCAATTAATCAAGGCTCTTGCTGATAATCAACAAGCACTTCAAGGAACAAATGATGCTTTACAACAGCTTGGAGATGATGTTACCCAACTTGCTGCTATAGAAAGCGAGCTTGCTAAATTACAAGAGTCTCAGCTTACCGGACAACAAAAGGCTGCTAATTTGGCTAGAAAGCTTGGTGATGCAAAAACACCACAAGAAAGACAAAAGATAATAGAAGAAGCCAATAAGCCTATTGCTGCTTTGGGCAAGGCTAAGAGGTTAGCCGCTGGAGAAGATGTTGGTGACTTTAGTTTTGATGAGTTAGCAGATTTATTAAGCTTAGATGATTTTACTAGACAACAATTTGGTGTAAGCGATGAAGATTTCGCAAACTTAAAGCAAGTTGCAAGTACGGCTGTAGGAGAAGGTATAAAGAACGTTGAGGGTGGAGAAGTACTTGGTGACGCAATCGTAAGATCACAAGATGTTGATGCTGAAAAACAACAGCTATTAGATGATGCTGCCGCTATACAAAAAGAAAAAGAAGCTGCTGTAACATCGCAAGCCAATGATAAGATAGACGCATTAAACAAACAGTTTGTACTTTTAACAAATCAAGTTACTACTGCTAAAAACTCTTTAGCTGAACTTACAAAAACAGTTATTGGTTTTAGAGGGGGTGATTCGAGCATAGGTCCAGAAGAAGCTGCTGCTGTAACAGCCGCTAATACTGGTCAAGTTCCTTCTGATAATCCGCTTGTAAGTCTTGCAGATAGTGGTGCTTTTTCAAACTTGTCTAATGTAACTCCAGAGCAACTTGGTTTATCTGATTTAGATCAAGCTGAAAATGCAGAAAGGGCAGCATCACTTAGACAATCTCTAGGCGGGGGTGGTCCTTCAACCTCTACTAATGCGTTCGCTTCCATCGCTGGACAGTTTGATCCAGACGTAGTTTCTGCTGCTAATGCAGCATTTAATGACGGTGCTGATCCAGCGGACATTGCAAGAAGTAACGCTATAGCTTCATCACTTAGGGATGGTGGTTCAAATGGAATCGCTGCTCCTAATACTCTTTCTGATATTAATGCTCTTAAACCAGATGTTAATAAAATAGCCCAGCAAAATGCTGTTAATAAGATTTTTGAAGAACAACCAACTCAACAACAATTTTTGAAACAAACTCAAGCAGAAAGAGTAGATAGAGCTAGAGATAAAAATCCACTTAGAAACAGGAGGGATTCAAGGCTAGGAAAAGAAATACCTAAAGCATTAGATCAGGGGGGATCAGTCCTTAATGATTCAGCAGAAAAATTATTACAAGCCAGCCAAGCACTTTCTGGAGAAAACCAGTTTGCAGATAAGGTTTCTCAGGCAGCAGAAAAACTTGCTAATCTTCCAGAGTTAAAGGTTGATTTAAATGCACAAGTTGGAACAGTTGATGTAGTACTAAATGGTGGTGCTTTGATGACTTCGTTTGGTGAAAAGGTAAAGAATGATGTTTTAGCTGCCGTTGCAGAACAATTAAAGGGTATGCAAACCCCAGATGGTTCTCTTAGTGATCCAAGATTGTCTTAAAGTATGAGGAATAAAAAATGTCACATGGTTCAGTAGAATTTAAATATGGAAATTATGAGTTTAGACCTGCTCCAATTTTTAATATATCAACAGATGCTTATAAAACATTAGAAGGTTCTGGTTGGGGTGCAAACCATAGGATTGTATTAGATGGCGATCTTATATTAACTGGTAATGAAATTCAGCTTGGTGTTACTGGTCTTTTTAAAGAAATAGATAATTTAAGAAGTGCTGTTTCCCAAGATGGATATTTATTAGTAGCCACATGCAATGATGGAAGTGGTACTAATCCAATAATTAGTGGTCGCCCAATTGTAAATTCTTTTTCTATAGAAAGCACCCCAGACAACTATACTAGATCAGCAAAATATACTGTAGAGTTTGGTATGCCTACCTTGATGCAAGGTACGGGCCAAGACACTATAAATCCAAGTGGTTTTGATGGTGGTGATCCACACCCAAGAGTTCCAATTCATCCTCCTTTTATTGAATCTTTTTCTGAAAATTGGCAATCAGATTTCAAAGAAAAAAGAATTGGTGCTTCATTTAGTGGTGATTATAGAACAAGTACTGGTACTGGAATCTATACAGAAGGTTTTTTATGGGATGGTATTTTCACCCATACTATAGATGTTAAAGGAAGAACCACATATACAGGAACTAGTAGTCCTACATCATTAGAATCTAAACCGGGTTGGCAATCAGCTTATGATTATGCAACTGGTTATTTAAATGATAAATATGGTGTTTCATCAGATGCTTCTATCACAACGGTTTCTGCCAGTGGTCTCATAGGTCTTCCTATAACTAATGCGGGACAGTCTTTAATAATATATGATCGTTTTAGAAATGCATCTATTAATAGAACTGATAACTCTGTTTCTGTAACTGAGACTTTTAGTTTACAGCCTGAAGGGGGGAGTTCTGATAATCTAGGCGGTGCTTTTGAAACTTTTGATATTAGTCTTTCAACAGAGGGTGGTATTACATCGGCAACAGTGCAAGGTCAGATTCAGGGCTATAGCCTTATTGATTATAAAGCAGGAACTAATTACAATGGAGATTCTGTTACTGAAAATCAATTAAGAGAAGAAGAACAGGCTATTGAAAATGCTAGAGAATATTTTTCAAATTTAAAAACTAAAAAGGTTTTCTTTAAAAGGGCAGCAACCGCTACCTTTAATAGTGAATTCTTTTTACAGGGTGAGTGTCCGAGAGCTATTATATTAGCCAATAGGCCAAAAAGTATTACTGTTGGTGAGAACCCATTGCAGGGAACAATTAGTTACAGTATTAGTTATGATGATAGTCTACAGGGATGTATAACGGGTGGCTGTATATTATCTCAAAACATTACTGTTGACGACCAACTTGAATCAGATGTTTTTGCAACACAAACTATTTTGGGGAGAGCACAAGGACCACTTTTTCAAGATATAGGCACTACTACAGCAAGAGTAAAAACTATAAGTGTAGAAATAGTTACTGTTCCTCCTACATCCTGTGCTAGTATTGAAGAAATAAATAAGACTAATCCTAGCGGTCAAGTAAATAATTTTATAGATTTAATTCACAGTAGTTTGTCAGGGAGCTATTCTCAAGTTTTTACGTCTTCTAATAGTCAAAGTTGGAATTTTACTCAAGGTAGATATACAAAAAACATTGCTTTTACTTATAATAATTGTAGTTAGCACACAAGGAAAAAAAGGAATAAAATGGCAACTGAATTCGTAAAAAAAAATGATTGTAGCCCAGCCAGTCTTTATGGACCATTGGTTCAACATATATTTTTGGGGGCAAGTGTACAAAGCTTTAGTGCTTCGGCAGGATGGAACGAACAAGGATCATCTCTTACTGTAGAGTTAGCCGAAGACCCTTGTGTTGGGCCGAAAGTATGGTATGATAATGGTGTAAGAAGGTATGGTGATATAGCAGACCCAGGATTTGTTTATCCCACGCCGGGTGTTCCTGTATATTTTAGAATTGAAGATTTTGAGTTTGCTGGATTAGTTCAAGATTGGACTCAGAAAAATGACGCAAATGGAAATCCTCTTTTCTCTGTTAGCATTTCTGACCCCAGATTAATATTAGACAATACTCAAATAATTGTAAATGATTATCCCGGTGATACAGAAAATGTTTATAATTTAATTAATGCTTATGGTTTTATAGAAACATTATCTAAAGGTCAAATATGCACTAGTGCGAATACATGTCCTAGCTCTAAAAGATTTGGAGGAACTTCTGAACAAAACACCTTGAGCTTGATAGCAAATGAAAGAGGTATGTTATGGAAGGATGTAAAGGCTGCTATACATTCACTTTGTTCTAATCCTATTGCACCCGGTCCTAGTTGCGATCAAAAATATTTAAAAGATAATAGACTTGTATATGTGGGTTCTTCTAGTTCTACATATGGTCGTCTTGCAAGCAATGGTTTTGATAACTTAGGTAATTTAAAATCTGATTATTTAATTGATTTAAGTGAAATACCTATTTCTCCAAACTATTATAGGATTTCTGGTCCAACAATTAGCATGTCAGAGTTAATAAGTCAGGTTTGTTCTGATGCAGGCTGTGACTACTATATAGAATTACAGCCTACTTTTTCTGCTGGTTTAAAAAAGATAATAAAAGTAAGAACAGTAAGTAGAGCTAATCCTCCTGCGTCCAACGCTTTAGATACCTTTATACTTAATAGACAACTAGCTTATCCTCAAGCAGAAGGGGGTATTATATCATTTACAAAAGGTAAGGAAGTAAGAAATGAGAACACTTCAATATTTATTATGGGTGGGAAAAAACTTCAACCATATCAATTAACTAGTGAAAGTGGCATTCAAGGCGATTCTCCTATTCAGCCTTTTTGGGGCGTAAATTCAGACAATCGACTATTAAAAGCAGAAATTCATCCTTCTGGATACTATAGAGTTCAATTAGAATTTGATAAATTAAATAAAAGTCTTAATACTCCTGTAGAGGAAAAGGCTTGGATTACTGAGCCTGAGATTAGAGCAGCACTTATGGACTACTCTAGCTTTAAGTCAATGACTGCTACTATGAGTGGTGATTTAGGTGGAGAGCTAGGCGAGCACCTTAGTACAATCGGAAATAAGCCTGAAAGAGATAATGCTGCTAATCTTGAGGCTGCAAAAGGCAATGTTCCTGTAGGTGATATTGTAATCCCAAGACCCCAAGACGATAATAAAGATAGAGGGTTTGAAGAAAACGCTGCAAAAGATTCTGACTTAATTTATGACTTTGTAAAGTCTTATGCTCAAGATTATTATGGAAAACAGTTTTTAGTAAATAGCGATGGTATTCCTGTATGTTATAAGCTAGATTCAGCATCAGCTTTTGGTAGTGGAGTACCACCCACCTATAGGTTCACTCATGATACATCAAATCAAGCTTGGGTTTTAGATGGAACTAGTCAGGTATTGGGTTTAACTCATAATAGTCCTGCTACAGATTTCTTTAGAGATGAACAAGGTTTATATCAACCAATATTAAGGTTTCCTTTGCTAAGTGGATTGCTTTTGGGTAGCGGTACTTATGCTACTGGAGACCCCTCTTATATTGGAGATCAAGACTATATAACTAATGGAACAGGAACAGGTATTTCTGATCCTAGTGTTTGGGTAAAGGCACAAATAAATGATAAGTGGGTTCTTGGAAATAACCTTGATCCTAGTGGTGATTCTATTTATTTCAATATTACTATTCCTGCTCCATTTACACAAGTTTCAGCATATCTTCCTGCATTTGATGCACTTGCTTTTAAAGAAAACTTAAACGCAGCAGCAGCCCTCACTGATATTCCAACTGGTTTAAATCAAGGTGTTGAAAAGGGTAGCTTTGTTGATGGTTTGTTTCCATCAGCGGCACTTCCTGACTCCGCATTTTGTTGTGTTCAAAATAACTTAGAGGTATATGGACCTTTTGGAGTTGCGGGAGCACCCGGTTCGGTGTCATTAGAAAATGATGATGGTTTAGTTCCTTGGGAGTATGGTAGCGATCAAATCATGGAACAAGCTGCTTTACAAAAGGTTCAAGATGCTGCAACACAGATGAGGCAATCAGAGAGAGGTTCTGTAACTTTAGCTGGTTTTCCAGAAATTCCTTTAGGTGCTGAATTAAATTATTCTGCTGGTTTACAAGACTATATAGAAACAAGAAATGCAACTTTAGAACCTGTAACTGATGGTCGCTCATTTGTCAAGGTTGTTAAATCAGGTTGGACTGGTTCGGGTGGTCCTAACTTAACCAATGTTAATGTTAGTGTTGGTGCAGGAGGATTCACTACTTCATATCAGTTTAGCACTTATACACCGCAGTTTGGTAAGTTTTCTAAGGGCAATGCTGAAAGACTAAAAAGAATAGGTCAGACCAGACTTCAAAACATGAGAAATGTTAGAGCTAAAAGATTAGAAAAATCTTCTTTTAGCTTTGATAGAACTAAACAATTTTTAGAAGATAAGATAGGTAGAACTGCAAAGGCTCCCAAATCAGCACATCATACATTGGTTGGTAGAATAACCAATAGTGGTAGAGTAGAAATAAATAGCCAAAATATTCAAGAGTTAAATGTTGCTATACCTACTGATAGTGGCTATGCAAAAACTGCCATTATGAGTTGGGATGGTATTATAAGACCTGTATCTAAAAGCGGTGATGGTGGACTACCTCGGTTTATTTCTTATCAAACTGGTGAATGTAATAGTTTTAAAACTTCTAGCACACAACCTCCTTCTCAAGATTATACACCTCTTAGTGTAACTCAAGCATTTTTAGACCCTTTATCTAATCCAGACTCAGTTTTGTTGACAGAAAGATCAGACGCAGCTTCTAGCGGTCATGATTTTGAAATTTTAGCTAGAAAAGAAAATCAAGATATTTCTGGATGGAGTGTTCAAAAAAATAAAGAGTATGAAGATGATTATCGTTTTATGGCACTTCGTGGCCCTTTAATGATTCAGGGGTGGGGCTATGATACAAACAGTAAACCTATTCCTAATTCTGTTGATGTTGTGTCTAATATAACAGGCAATGGTCAATATGAGTCGCAAGGCTTGACAGATAAGTTTTTAGATGGCTTTCTTCAACAACCTGAGACTTGGCCTGTAGCACCTTTAGATTTAAGATTAGATAGAAAAAGAGGAGTGTGGACTGTTGCTCAACAGCCTCGACCAGTTCATGTAAATATAACAGGCTGTATTGGTACTGGTAGTGCTGTAGCAACGGCGACAAATTTAGCTGAAACTTATGATGCTGATGGAAACGCTGTTTCAGATCAAATATCTATTACTTGGCCTTGGGATATTTCTAATCCTACGGGCATAGGTAAGGTTCCTGTTTATTATGATGATAACGATTGTAAAAACTATGTGTTTCCTATAAATAGATTTGATGCGGCATATATAGCTTTTGGCGACCCAGAATCCCAAAAGAATACTATCTATGATACAAAATCAATAGTTTTTAGCGGTTTTGAGGTTATAGAGACTATTGAAGATTGTCAAAATTCATTGTTAGTAAAACCTAGTGGTAGTGGTGATGCTGTTTTTCTTTGTGTCAGTGGTTTAAATACTTGCCCAGAAGACTTCGGTGGTTATTTAAAACAAAATGTAAATGGGTGTTTGGCTTTTGGTTCTGGTCTTTTTATAACTGGTTATGATGCTACTAATCTAAGAGTTGACACAAATCTTGTTGCTAGTGGTACAGAATATATTCAAGACGGGTGTTCTTTTACTGAAGTTGAAGGCACTGTCGAAAAAAGATTTACTAAACTAGGATTTGCAGGTAATCTTTCTACAACGATAGATACTGATATAACTAGCGACTGTGCTGTTATAGTTAGTGGTTTTCAACAACCAATACCTATAACTAATTCTGGGGTTTGCGGTGATATCGAAGAAAATACTTTGTTCTCTTCTTTAATTATCGGTACTGGTTTAAGATATGTTGACAGAGATGCTATTACTGATTGTGAAGTTGAATTGCGTAGTAACATAAGAGCTTTAGGTACAGTATATACTAGAAGCGATTTAATTGGTTGCACGTGGGCAAAGGATGGAAACCCATCATTTGATACCTTATTTGAAAACCTTAATTTTGTAGGAAATATTTCTGTTACAGGAGATGATTGTGATGTTTATGTAAGCGGTTTTCAACAGCCTCTTGCTATGATTAACTCTGGTGTTTGTGGAAGAGACAACGAGTTTGTTGGCGGGGGTGTTCCTGATACATATTGGGATATTTTAGTTGCTAGAACTGGTCTTAAATGGCACTATGAAGGAGAGGGAGAACATGGTTGTACGGGTGTTTTAGATGTAATATTGCAAACTTCTGGAGCACCTTGGATTAGAACCTATGGAGGAGATTGTTCTCTAACGGATGGTGATCCAACTTCAAATGTTTTTGAAAGAATCGCTTTTACCGGTAATCTTTCTCATATTCCTAGTGGGTGTACAAGTATTGTTAGTGGTTTTAATAATATTGTAGTTAGTGGTCAAACTTGGTCTACTGATTATAATAATTGCGATCCTTATGTAGCAAGTGCTCCTCTTGGTAATGGGGGGATATTAGATAAAATAATATTTACTGGTGAACTTTCTACAAGTTTTGGTAGTAATTGTGAAGTTATTGTTAGTGGTTTCCATCAGCCAAACTTTATTATTGATACTGGTACTTGCGGCGGTATAACATTAGATACTTATAACGCAGATACTTTTATATTTGGTACTGGTTTAGATGTTGTGGAGAAAGAAGTAGATGGTAAATGTGCCATGCTTATCAATCATAATCTTACGATTAGTGGTTATGATCTTGTAACAAATCCACTTGATCCGTGTGGTGATCGTGTAGATGGTGCTAAGACTGAGACTACAGCTTGGGAAAAAATAGCTTTTACTGGTAATATTTCTGTAAGCACTGGTCTTAATCCTTGTGATATTTTTGTTAGTGGTTTTCAAAATAATATTCCTATAACTGGAGAAAAATGGACTAGGGATGGAGGTAGTGAAGGCGATACCGATTATCAGTGCTATTGGTCACAAACAGGTTATAATGTACAAGCTAATTTTGATTCTATAGGAACCGCTGGTTTTATCAGTCTTATTACTGGTGCGGGTTGTGAAGTATATCTTAGTGGGGTGGAGCAACCGTTTAGATTTATAGAAAGCGGAACCTGCGGTTCCACAACACTTGAAACTTTTAATTCAAAAGGCTTGATCTTTGGTAGTGGATTAAAAGCCAGTATGATACCAGATTCCAATTGTAGTGGTATTGTTGAAGTTGATATTAAAGCACAGGGGGTTCAATGGACAAGAATTTCAAGTCCTCCCACTAGCTGTGGTTGGCAACCCACTGTTATTAGCACAGAAAGAAGATTTGAAAATCTAATTTTTGAAGGTAATCTTTCTGTAACTGGAAGTACTAATGGTTGCAATATACATATTAGTGGAGTTCAACCTTCTATTAAGGTGCAAGGCTTGGAAGAGTGTCCTAGCATTAGTGCTTTTGCTGAATCCGATATAAGTAAAATTAGGTTTGGCACTGGGTTACAACTAACTCTGGAAGCTGGTGCTGATGCTTGTGATGATGGACCAAGAGTAGATGTAAAGCTTATTGCAGATGGTTTTGATAGAAGAGGTGGTACTCCAATTGCTGTTACTCAAAGGTTTACTAAAATAAATTTTGGAGAAAACCTTGGAATAGAAAGCGATGGTGCTTGCGAAATCACTGTTACTGGAATACAAACAAATTTAACGCTATCTGGAATAGCATCATGCAATAATTCTAATTATCTTAAAGAAACCATATCAACTTTAAAAATTGGCAGAGGATTAAAAGCTGAAAATACTAACGAGGTACGCCTTGATTTATGGTTTAAGGGTAATGAGTATACTGATTCTTGTACTAAGGGTGCTGGTCTTGAATCAAATACTGTTACAGGAATAGAATTTAGAGATATTGCCCTTTCTGAAAATGTTTCTGACTGCTCTTTAATTGTAAGCGGTCTTAAAACTGTGCAGTTAGCGGGTGTTGATGATTCTGGTTCTGGCTGTGGTACTGTAGTTGCCCCCTTTGATGCTAAAAGGCTTATATTTGGTACTGGTTTAGAACTTGTAGACAATGGTTGTTCTGGTGTTGTTAATTCAACGTTGAAAGTTAGCGGTAAAGACTCAACCCTTGTTACTATAACCGACCAGCCTGTTACAAGTTTTAACTTTTTATCAGATACCCCTACTAGGACTCCAATTTATGTAAATACTGACGGGTGTGAAATCACTGTTAGTGGTGGACCTGCTAGAATATTGGTTAGTGGTATAACAAGCTGCGATCAAGCTGGTAGTGCATATTATTCAGCATTAAAAGAAAACCTTGAATTTGGAAAAGGTCTCTTTGTAACCGATGGTAGTGAACCAGAATCAGCAAAGATTGAATCAGTTTTTTATGTCGCAGGCGATACTGACAATGGTTGTGGAACAACTACAGCGGCGGCAAGTGTTACTGGATTAGTTTTTGGTTCTGGTCTAGAATTAACAAATGGTACTTGTAGCGGTGTTGTAAGAACAAACCTTATTGCAGTAGGTACTGACAAGAGTGGCGGTGGTAGTTCTCTTGTTCAAAAAAGGTTTACTAAATTAAAGTTTCATGCTGACGATTTTAGCCCATTCTCTATCCAAGAAGACTCAGGAGATAATTGTCAAGTTATAGTTAGTGGAGTTCCAGTGATGGTAACTTCTGGGCTTTTAGCTTGCGGTAGGGCGGCTGTTCCTTCCCAAATATCTAGAGGAATAGGTTTCGGAACCGGTTTACAGTTAAACAGTGATTCTCAAGTAAATGCTGTGCATAAAGTACAGGGAACTGATCTTGGTGGAGGAAGCTTCACTACTCAAGTATTTGAAACACTTACTTTTGGAAGTGGTCTTTCTTCTGTAAATAAATCTAATTGTGAAGTTGAAATCAATATTGATTCGGCTCCAGTTTGCATTAGCGGTCTTGATACTTGCGGTGGCTCTGCTGTTGCTGAAAGCACATATGAATGTATAGGAATTGGCACAGGTCTTAAAATAACCAATAATGGTGCTAGTGCTTTAATTGAAAGTAATATTCAAGCAGAAGGTACAGACAAAAGAAATGGAAGTAGTTCTGCTATTGCTTTACAGCAGTTTGAATCACTTAACTTTATAGGTGGTATTTCTGTTCATGAAGGAAGCGAGTGTGAGTTATTTATTAGTGGAATTGAAATAAGCATAATAGGCGATGCCGCTTGTGAAAGAAGTGCTGTTGCTGAGTTCAAAGCTAATACTTTTGAGTTTGGAACAGGCTTGCAGGTTGTGCAAGATAGCAATAAAGTTCTTGTTGATTCTGTGATAAATGCAGCCGGTGATGGTTTCCCTGCTGCTGTATTTGAGAATATAGTATTTGAAGGTGGTCTTTCTGTAAGCGGTGATGGTTGTAATGTACATGTTAGCGGTTTAGACTTTATTTTCTCTGGTATCAATACATGTCCAAAGGACGGAGGTGGATACCTAAAAGAGAGTATTCAACAAATATCAATTGGTAGTGGACTTATAGCTACAAATGATGCTTCCGTAGGAAGAATAGACCTAAATTTAACTGCTAGTGGATTAACCTATCCTGTATTAGAAGCATATCCTTGTGACACTAATGCTGTTCAATTAGATAGAACTAATTTTACTAGTTTAAACTTTGTTGGAAATCTTAGTGTTGAAGCAGACCCAGCCAATGATTGCAGATTACTAGTTAGCGGTATACCTTCTATATTTAGTGGTATAGGAGTCTGCATGAGGAATGTAGTTGATCCGTTTGACGCTTGCTTGCTTGCTGTTGGAACAGGATTGCAATTATCTGAAAGAGACGGCAAGGCAATTCTTAATTCTACTTTAACAATACAACAGCCAGCAGACACTTCAACCTGTTATGACACAATAGCAGACCCCACGGCTTTTGAAACAATAAGTATTTCTGGTTTTGGTGCTAATGTAAGTGATTGTGGATTAACATTAACTCATAAGCAGAATATTAAGAAAACAGAAGAAGCCAGTTGCTTCTTTAATATTGATGGAAGCGGCACTTTTGCTGAAACTCCATTCAAGGTTTTAGATTTTGGAGAAGGTATTTTAGCAGAAGTTAATGGTTGTGTTGCCACTATAAAAGCTGGTATAGCGGGATATGCAAATAACGGTTCGTGTACGGAGTCTGATTATAGTACTCCTGTAACTGATTTGGTTACTGCCGTTGGTGCAGGTCAAGGTATTTTTGCTGAAATAGATAATTCTGCTGGCTGTAATGCTATAACTTTTTCTCAACCTTTATCGCTTTGTAGTACTAATCTTGCTGGTCAATCTATTACCAAATCGGCAAGCTCGCCATACCCAGATACGACTTGTTCAATTACAGACTGTACTGATGGTACTTGGAACGCTGGAAATGGCCCCTTTGAAGAAAGAAGATCGCCTAAAGCTTGGAAAAATATTGTAGCTGGTCCCGGTGTTGGCATTACAGCGGGTTGTTCAGGACTATCAGACGATGGATTATCTGGTGATGCAGACGGGGATTGTACAACGATCTTTTATAGTAATCATATACTAAATGGTAAGACTTGTGACAATCAAGACGTTCTTGTTATACAGCAGTTCGATTGGAATTATGATTGTGATTTTGAATTAACACAATCGGCATCTACTCCTACTTCTCAGTTTGATGGTGCTGATTGGACTCAATCAACAATAATTAAATTAAGTGAAACGAACGGTGGTAATAATTGTTGGCAAGGTCAGATTGTAACTGGTTGTGAGTCTGATGGTGGCTATGTTACTTCGTGCTTGACTGCAACAATTGCTGGCACTGCTTCTTGTAATGGAAAGTACTGGCTTAAAGATATTCCTGCTGGTTGGATAAATGGTACGGATTGTAACAGTAGTTGTCAAAATCCAGAATAAATAGGAGATTAATAATGACTTTAAATAAAGAAGAAATAAAAAAATTAGATGAGGTTGTATCTCATTTAGAAAAAGAAGAAGATATAAATTTAAGTAACCATGCTAAAAAAGACCCACAGGGTTTAGGAGATACTCTAGAAAAGGTATTTACTAAGTTTGGAATAACCGAAGAGTTTATAAAGAAGTCTTTTGGTTTAAAGGGTTGTGGTTGTCAAAAGCGTAAACAGTATTTAAACAAGATTTTTCCTTATCGTAAAAACAGCAAGAAGCACGGTCAAGGAAAAGTAGATATTAGTAAATATGAATAGATAGAAAGGTTTTATTATGGCTAATGAATGTAATTGTAGATGTACTGCTGTGGGCGGCAAGGTTTGTTTTGACGACTGCCAAATAAGCAGAGTTGATGTTCTTAGATATGAAAGCGATTTTGGCGGCACTGTTGATACTTTTCGCTTTAAAGCTTGCGGCGTAGCTTATGATTGTAGTTCGGAACCTACTCCGCCAGGTTTCCAACCCGGACCCCCAATAGAAGATTGTACAGCCAGTGTTAAGGCTACTATACCCTCATATAACGGATTTCCTGGGATTCCTCCCGACCCTACTGTTATTGACCAAGACTTGCCGATGATTACTGGGATTCCATTAACAATCGTTAATGGTGGTCCCAATACTAAACTTTTTTGTGCAGACATTACCTATGTTGTAACAGGGATTCAAACACTATTTGATCCGTTTGTATCAAATCCAGATGACGGATGGCCTAATATTTGCTATCATGTTCAAACTGAAATAAATTGCAGTACTGATCCTACACCGTTGCCTTCAGCCCCCAATAATTCAAATGATCCTTGCAGGGGTTGCCAAACCACTACTATAATTTGCATAAGCAGTACACCATTTATAGATTGGTTTAATGATCCAAATGTTGTAGATAGTCCTACAGATACAAACTATGTTTTAGTAACTCAAAAGGTACAGCAAATTCAAAATAGCTATCCTGAACAACCGGGTGTTTATCAGGGGGGTTATTTGAATCCTTCTGGATTAGACTTGGTGTAAAAAGTAACGGAAGTCGGATTTGAACCAACGCCCCATATTTGCAACTATGGGGCCACCAATCTATATTCATCTGCCGTCACAGATGTTTAATAGATACCAGTTCCGTTAAATAGGCTACTTCTTATATTTGAAGAAGCCGTTGTTAGGCAAAAAGCCATTGTGCTTTTCTGCATATTCTTGCTCGTCTGCACGCTGTTCTTTTTGAGCATCCGAAAGATGATCCCATCTTGTTTTAGGATAAACAAAGTTATTATCCTCTGTGGTGCTGTATACTAGCTTTGCCTTACAATTAATGTCTTGACAAACCACTTCCAGCCACTTGCTTTTCTTTGCAGCGGTCCTGACTACAAACTTAGTTTCAGGACAACCACACCTTCCGCATTTGCCGACTGAAAAAACCTCTTGAACCCTAGCGACCTGTTTAAACAGTTCTGGTTCAGTATCAGCGGTTACTTCAAAAGCAAGACTATTAGAAGCTTTTACTACTGCTGTTATTGCCATTATTTAACTCCAAATTCTTCTTCCCAGTTAGGGTTATAACCAACGAGTTCATCAGGAGTTCCCTCCCTTTGAAAAGTAGATAACTTGTTAATCATTAGACGACCTTCCAAGTTATTAACGTCACGGATACTCTTAGGCTGATCCGCATTAGCCTTAACGAACTTAATCAAGTCAACATTGTTTCTTTTAGATAAAGTTTTAATTGCAACAATTTGTTGGTCATTGATAGGTTCGCTTGTATTTAGTTCATCTTCTTCTTTGTTAGAAAGTTCTTCTGCTGTCTGTACTCTAATTTTCAATGCTCTACGCAACGCTTTTCCTTCTGCTCTAGTACATGCAGTAGAAACAAGATGCTGATTGAATGGTGGTGGTAGCTTTTCTCCTAGAACATCTACACATGCACTAACTCTAACTTCAACAGGAACTTCTTGCACTTGTGCTTGCCATTCTCTAGTTTGATCGTATTTTCTAATAATCAATGTATGCTTTGCACTGGCTTTAAACGGACCAGTTTTTGCAGGAACTTCTAGAATCTGGGTATCAGACTCTACAATTTCACCATAGATTTTTTCACAAACCCTTCTTAATCCATCTGTTGTTGGTGCTCCACCAGCAAGTTCATGGTCAGATAATTGATCTAGCACATACTCAACCCATTTTGGGTCAGTCGGTCTTGGCAATTCAATAGATGTTGCCTCAGTATTAGCTTCTTCGTCCTTTACTTCTTCCTCGATCATGTCTTTCATATTTCAAAGTACCTTTCGTTTTCAGCGGGAAATTTGTTTTTTATGCTTTCAAGAACTTCTAAGACAGACAGAGCAACATTTCTAAATTGTCTTTGTGAATCTCTCTTTAATAATTTTACTCTGATAAGAGCCATACCAGAAGATAAAACCAATCCATTTTTCTGTGAATCTGCCGCTTGTCTTCTTTGTAATCTATCTTCTCCAAATACCGGTTCAAAATGACTAGGCCCATCAATCTCGATAGCAGTTATACAATCTCTAACATAAAGGTCGATATGGAATTTTTCATTCTTTAAGAAATGTTCCTTGTGTCGGTCAACCCTGTAACCTTTCTCAATCAGGAAATCAGACAGATACTTCTCTACTTTAGAGCCTGATCTAGCGGCCTCCTGCACCCCTGCTGTCGCTTTCCTAAAGAATTCGTCCTTCTCCTCATCTGTCTTGCTGTTCCATGCCTCTCGGCCTATCTGAGAGCGATACAGTTTTTCTTCATCTGTTAGCGAGTCCCAAACTTTTCCTTGACTTTCACTAATCTTTAGTTTTGTTTCATCAGAAAGTTTTTTTCCTTTTGTTGGATGTTCGCGTCTACCTTCTGAAAGAGCAGCCTTTTGAGCATCTGATTTGCTTCTAGATATTACTCCTAATTTTTTAGCGTCTCTACGAACTCTGTTTGGATAAGTGTTTAACATATCTGCTATCTCTTTCCAGCTTTTCTTTTTTTCGTGATACTGCTTATTGTAATAGGCTAGTCTGGTTTCTCCAGCATCGTTAAAAAATTTATTTTTACTCATTTTTATCTCCTAAATATATTCAGCTATTTGCTTATGGTTCCAGTTACGAACTATTCCTGCTGGTGCTTTAAAGTTTTTGCTTAAAACTTTATAATGGCTTTCGCTTCTTGTCAATAGATTTATTTCTTCATTTAAAAATATTTTTGTTAATTGTTTTTCATTAAATGCTTTTAAGTTTCTCCACTCAAGGTCATAAACATAATAGTATTTATTTATGCAAGTAAGACAGTTTGCAAGTATTTGTGAAGTTGTTAAGGATGTTGATATTAAAACCCCTTGGTGCTGTAAGGCTTCTATCTGCTGTAGTATACAAAACTTATTATGCGTGGGCAATGATTTTACTTGATTTGCAAAAACATAACACTCATAATCTTGTGAAAGTTTATTTAATTCTCTAAACATAGAGTGCATAAATGGCGTACTTTCAATATCTTCAACTATTATTCCTATCATCGGCATGGTACTCCTAAGAATCCTAAAAAATATTCTGATAATTCGTTATATCTTTTGTAGTATTTATTACATGTTTTTTGCGTTGTAGGTATTTCAAAATCATTGTTATAGATTTCTTTCACATCATTAATAAAATTCTCAGAAAAAACTATTGGAACCTTGCTATTCGCATACGCCGAATCAAACCAAACATTAGTATACATAACAATGGATTTAGATGATGCAATAATATTCTTATACTCATCTTTATTTGGATTGCCTAAGTAGTAGGGGGAATCTACTTTTATTGGACCATAAATTTTCAGCTTGTATGTGTCACCAAGCCAGTTTAAACAATCCATAAATTTTTTATCTTCACTTTTAAGGTGGTCTGTAAATAGAACAAACTCAGAGTCATATTCATTTTTATAATGCCCATCGCACACTAAGTCTTGATTAATTAAGTATTTAAGTTTTCTTCTGTGAGGATTGCTAATATGCTCCATATCTTCTGGCAAGTCGTTACTCTTATCAAAGATAAAATCAAATAATTCTTCTTTAATATTCCTTATGCTTTGTTGGGGTTCATCCCTAATTAATACGAACTTAATATCTGGATAATCATGTTTTGCATATTCTATATCACTATCTTTTAGATTATCGTCTTCTTCAAAAACAATAACGTTTGGCTTGGTTTCTTCTATCAGTCTGTAAACTGCTATGCTAGGATTAAATGTTAAAACTTCATGATTTTTAATTGATTGCCCTAAACCAATTACTCTTTCATCTTGTGAGTTTTGTATTAATATTTTCATATAATTTCCTTTACTTTTTCTAAATCCTTGGAGCTATCAATATCAATTGCTTTGGCCTTATTGCTTCCGCACATTACAAATTTACCTCCATTATTAATAATTTCATTAATTGCTTCAAAGCCAAACATATTAAAGTTTGTTTGCTTCCAGCACGTTTGCTTTAAAAGCTTTAGTTCTTTATTTTTAAAGAAAGCTATTTGACCCCATTTGTTAGGTAGATCATACATCATGTTTTGTAAATATCCTTGGTTTTCTATACAGCCTATTTCTGAATCATTCATTATATCATATCCTGCAAGTACAGAAGATTTATTAAGGTTCATTACTTTAATACATTCTTCATTAAAAACTAAGTCTCCATAAATTATCATAACGTCTCTTTTGCAGACTCTTAAAGCCAAGCCAAGAGACCTTACAACATTTGTTGTTTCGTAGTATTCATTTTCAATTTTCATTATGTCTTGTGGTGAGTTATCCATTAAATAATCTCTTTCAAAACCACAAACCATAATTATGTTTGAATTTGGAAAAAACTTTTTGATAATTTTAAGCTGATTGTCTAATATAGTTTTGTTGTTTTTAATCTTTATCAAAGACTTAGGGCCATAAGACTTCATCCTTTTCCCTAAGCCTGCACACGGAATAACTATATCTATTTCTGTGGGTTCATTTATTTTTTTTATATAGGTTGATGCCATTTATTTATTTCCAATTTATTTATCAATCGTATCGCAAAAATAAGGCTCTGCTATATGTTCAAAGGAATAACCTCTGCTTATCATTTGTTGCATTATCTGTGATTTAATATCGCCTTCTTGAACTATGATTTCTTGATGAGGCTTTCTTAAAAAAAATGGAACACTATATAGCTCTTTAGAATTAAAATATTTAGTGTAGCTTACTCCATTTATATTAACTAATATATCAGTAAATATAAAACCTAGCTTATCGTCTTTTAAAAAATCTGACATGATAGATTCATATTCTCTAACCTTAGTTGTATTTGAATCAATTATTGCTACAACTTCTCCGCTAGTGATTTTGCTCAAACTATCATTAAATTGCTGTGGTGTTGTAATTACTATTTCTTTGATAGGCATGGAACCACCTCCGAAGATTCGTAAATGAACTTTTCTGCATCTTCTTCAAACTCTAAAACTTTGTCTTCAAGGTTTCTATGAAAGCTATTTCCACCGTGTTTTTTATGAGTGGTTTTATTCACAATCATTCCATTAATTCCTTCTACTGATTTTACGAAACCTATTTGTTTCATATCAATAAGTATAGCATCATTTAGTTCCTTGCTAAAATCTTTAGGCACTAAAAATCCTGCGTCAAAGGTAGTGTAGAATGGATACGGTTTTTCTTTATTGTTATCAAAAGCTAAGTCAGTTAGGTCTCTTTTGTCTAGATTTTGATCGTATACATTCTTTAGGCTGTATTGATGAAAATTAAAGCTTTGTAGCAATTCTAATAGTTTAGAGGGGGCTACTGTTTCTCCTCTTCCTTCTTCTTCACTATAGTCAACAAAAGCCATATTAAAAACAGTTACCAAGTTAGGACTAACTTCTTGATCTTGTAAAGAAAGCAGTGTTTTTTTAAGTTCTTTATATTTAGAGTCTTTATCAAAGAAAACTATAGCGTGGTAAGGCACTTTAGTTTGAAGTTTTACTATATCTTGCCAAGTACTACTCGAATAAGCTTTCATAACCTCTTCGTTTCTGTAGAACATACAGAATCTACCATTAATTAGTTTGAACTCTTTGTTGGAATCATCAAATACTTCAATTACTGGCACTCCTGCTTTTTCGTAGTCTTGTATTTTATTTAAAGAACACCCGCTTTGTTTGTTTGGGTTTTCTCCATCATATTTAGCAAAAACACAGTCTCTACAAACCGTATGTATTTGACTTACTTCGATCTCTTGATTTTCTTCCATTCTAGTTCCTTTCTACTATAATGCTGTATCTTCCTGCGTTAACATTGGCAAAATTTACTTTCCATCCATTGTTTTGAAAATGTTCTTTTAAAAATCCTATAGAATAAAAATTCTGAAATACTACTCTTTTTCCATATAGTTCATCTGCACCGTCTTGTAAAATCTTTTTACAAAACGCTAGACCATCAAAACCTTGAAGTGTTAGTTTGCCGCCCGTTTTTATTTTTACAGCAATCGCTTCTAATAGGTTTTCTGTAGGGTCAACTTCTAAAACATCTAAAACTTTTATATGTTCAAAGTATCCGTCTGGTGCTCGCATTAATTGTCCAACTACTACATCTTGTGCTTCTAGTGGCTCAACGACTAAGTTTACTTTTTTTCCTATCATTTTATCTCCTGATGTAAGGTGTGTTTTCTATAAATCTAAAAACATTTTGCCAGCTATTTTTAAAATCTTCTTGTGAAGTGGATACATATTCTTTGGCTATTTTTTTAGTATTGTTAATAGCAGCAAGTTGCTCTTGGCTAAACCCACCATTTAAAAACTGCCTTAAAGTATCATTTACGTTTTGTTCATTCACTAAAAAATAACATTCTTTAGGTATTTCAGAGGTAGCAAAAGAAACAACAGGTATTTCGTTTGCCATACAATTTATTGTGTCTTCGTCTAGATTTTGCCAAAGATTTAAATATATGCCTGCTTCTTCACTATTCTTTGTAATCTCTAACCCTGCAAAAATATTAGCAGGCAACCCCTGTAGGTATTCATCAGGCACAGACCTTGGAACTAAAACCTTCTTTGCTTCAATTGGATTTACATTTAGTACTTGAGCAAGAGGTTTGATCGGCACAGCTACTTTTTGAAAAGGTGATTGCCAAGAAGTGCTAACTTGTTCATTAATACCAATGGTAATATGGCCTGATCTTTTTAACAATGTTTCTCTATCAGTAATGTTTGAATTTGCAAAGAAAGGAATAGGTGTCATCATTTCAGAACTTGCAAAGTCAATTAATATAACTGGAACATGAAGATAGCTAGAAACAGATATGGCTTCTTCATACGATCTACCTCTGTTAATAACTATTATAGCATCAATATCTATTGGTGATTCATTACTTTTTATGATTTCAACATTGTGTGGTCTAACCCAGTTTCTTATCCATCTAGAGGTTTGAAACCTGTTTTCAAATAAGTAAAAATTAATATCATTAAAACAATACCCAAGACTAAATACATAGCTAGTATAAGAGTCATTAAACAATAATACATTTAACTTTTTATCTTTTTGAGCAGACCTAGTTATTGAGTTTATCGGATACATATTAATTCCTTTAGTTTTGCATATGATTGTTCTTTATGAGTATTTTTAAACAACTCTCTATTTGTTAAACTACTGCCAGTTTTAGCACAAGTTTTTAAAGCCTTGCATAAAGCAGGAGTGTCCGGTACTTTCCAATAATGTTTTCCTGAATACATATTGGGCAAAGGTCTATTATTTTTTTGACACACATCAGTCCTACTTAATACAGGATAGCAACCTTCTAAAAACATTGCAGTATCTAAAAGGATAGGTCTTGATTTTCCCATCAAACATTCTAATATCTCTTGATTCGTAGAAATATTATAGCCAACATTGATATAGTAGTCGTAATTAAGATGAGCGTATGCTAGTGCTCTAGGGTCATTACTTATTATTGCTATATCTGGATAATGTGTAGAAGAACCATAGCAGTTCATTTTTGCTTTAATTTGTTCAACCATGTTTTTAATCATTTCTGAATCATTATCAAAAACAATCAAAATAACATTGTCTATTGAAGAAAAACAATTATAGTACGCTGTTAGTGTCTCCATAAGACCGCTATCATCATCTGGCCCAGCAGTGGTATAAAACACAGTTTTATTTTCTAGTTCTGGAATATCTAAAGTTACTACTTCTTTTGGTTCACTTAGAACCGGAGGAAAGTCAAAAGCAAATATTTTACTTTCTTTTATTCCTGATTCTTTTAGTAATTGTTTTTCAAAAGGAGAAAAAACACAAATCTTATCAAACAGTTTTAAATTTTCAACCCAGCTTAAATTATCTATACGGCAATCGACTTTAGTAATTGCTATATTGTAATTAAAATCGCCTTCATAATTTAGTGTTTCAGGCAAGCCATGTTGTATAATAACATCTTTTTCTTCTACATAAGAATGTTCTTCTTTTATTTCACCCAAATCAACTATATTGTTTGAGTAGTAAAGAGGTCTAGCTACAACGTTTTTAACAGTATGTATTAGCAACTGCAAGAAAGCCCTGCTGGTTTTTCCCCATTCGTCATTTTGTCTATAAGGACCAATATATAATACTTCCTTATCTAGTAATTCTATCGCTGTCATTTTCTTAGTCCTTCGTGTGCTTGTTTAATAAATCCATGCTGTAGTTCTAGAGGTGTATTAGAACATCTTAATTGATCCAAAGCAAATCTTTTTTCAGAGATATTTCTACATTCTTTAAAAACCGTTTCTTGAGTACAGGGCGATAGGTTTCCACCATCTATTACTGCCCCAAAGTTTAAGTTTCTTAAATTACTTAACATTTTATGATTGAACATATTATATCCATCTTGAATCATAGCGGAATAAACCCATTCACAAAATTGAATATTTGAAAGATTTTTAATTGGTTCTTTAGGAATAGGTTTTATCATAGGTGGTATATTCCAATCAAGATTCTTACTCAAATCCACTTGGTCAAAATAATCTTGCCAAGCATTAGCGGAAATATCCCAAGTGTATCTTTCAATACAGTTTTTCCTAGTTTGAATTCTTTGTTGTTTTTTCTGCTCTTTAGTTTGTTTTGCAAAAGCTTGCATTGCTTCAACAAGTGCTTTGTTGTTTGAGTTGCTTCTATCCGCATTAGTTTCCATTTCTCTTTGAAGCATCGGCTCGATGGGATACCCTTTAGTGTAGGAAACTATATCTTCCATAGCACTATAATTAATAGAAGCTATAGGTGTTCCGCACGCTGCTGCTTCAACTTGAGGCATACCAAAACCTTCGCAAATTGCATACTGAACATACAAATCCATAGCATTATATATTTTATGTAGTTCTGAGTGTTCTATTCCGTTTTGAACACTAGGTAAAGATGCTGCAAAACTTCCGCATTTATTACATGTAGTTAATGCGTCTCTATAATGACAGGAGAAAAATTGATTACAAGACCTACAAACATATGTACATAATAACTTAGAACCAATCCCGTATTCATGAGCAAGGGAAGTAATATTCCATCCCATTTTTTCAGGATAGCTTGTATGAATATATAAGAAAGACTTTTTTCTTGTCTCTTCGTCTGTAGTATCTAAAAAGGTTTTAAAGGCTTTCATTAATTCTGGAAACATTTTTCTCTTTTGATTACGCATAACAGTGCCAAATATGATACTGTCTGTAGGCAGACCTAAAGAAGCTTTATGGTTATCTTTATTAGGAATAATATTGAAGATTACGGGGTCAATAGCAGGAGAAGCACATCCATGTACTTTAACCCTTCCTTTTGTTTGTTTTTCTATGGTTCTTATTCCGTACTCAGAATAAGCCATTAGCCCATCACACTTATTAAACCAATAAAGCCATTCATTTTTTTGTGGTTCGCTATCAATTGTTGGCATCCATACCCAATGAAAAAATGGTAGATATGGGCTGTCAACTATATAAGAATCCATCCAAGGATCACGATATGTAACAACAATGTCTGGTTTAAAATCCAATACTGCTAATTCAAATTTGTGAACCCCCCATTGTACTACTGGGTTTTTATGTTGCTCTGCATAGTCTTTTTCTCCACGCATAGGAGCATTGCCATATATTAACCAGTCACTATCTTTTACTGTGTCCGGTGATCTATAGCAAGAAAATTCAGCTATCTCATATTTTCCAGAACTATGTATCCTTTGCAATATTTCTTTAGCATATGTACCAAAACCAGAAGCTAGTTCTGTTGACTCTGTTACGAATAATACTCTTTTCTTATTCATCTTTATTTGCTTCTCTCAATCTGATTAATAGGTTGTAGAATTTATTTTTAACCGAAGATGGCGACTGATCTAAAATCTTACATATTTCTCTAAACTTGTATCCAGCCTGTCTTAATTTAATAATACTTTTTTCTTCTTCGGTCATATCTGCTGTAAATAACTCCCAAAGTCTTTCCTTATTTTGAGCATCAAAACAAGTATTTTCGATTAAAGATAAAGTCTTATGGTTGTTTTGATTTTTTATTTCTCTAATTATCGACCATCTAATAGGTCGCCAAGCATATGTAGAGAGAGCATTACCGGATTTAAGGTCATATTTTTGTAAAGCTTTCCATAAACCAATTCTTCCCGCATCCATCAAGTCTTGATGCTCAGTGTGATTTTTGGGTTTGAATTTTTTTACAATATCTGCAACCAAACCCATATTTTCTTCTATTAAATCATCCATATGTTATCCTTATTATATACATTGTTTCAGCTTTTGTACCTTCTTAATAATAAAACTTCCGAATTTTTCATCTTTAGTTCCTCTAAACAACAATACCTTTCCAATAGATACGGTTTCTTTCATTCTTTTCCAATCATCAGAAAATATTGTCGTGCTGTCTAAAGTACAAGTGCCGTCACTCAATCTTAAAAATGCCATGACTGAACCCTTGTGTTTTCCATTCTTGGTTTTCCATTCTCTTATATCTTCTACCTGTGCGGCGATAGCTATTGAATTTGAATCAAAACCCTTTAGATATTCTCTACAAGTACAGTTTGCGTCCATAGTATCATATTCATCTACTTCTGAACATGTAAGTTCTATACCCATAAGGTCTCTTTCTTTTTTTGCCCTCCAAGAAGGTCTATCGACCAACTCATAAGGTGGTTCTTTTAAAGAAATTATACAACTTCTTAAAAACTCAATATTTTTATCCGTCCAAGCATTTCTTCTTCTATTCTTTACAATATCATCTATACATTTTTCAATGCCTCTGATAAAAGTTTTAGAATTATCATTAGAAAGGAATGTTTTATCCCTATCCTTTATTTCTTTGTAAACATTAAATTGGTAAATCATTTTTGATCTTTGCATCTTATAACAATCAAACGCTCCCGCTTCAATCATTGATTCAAAAGAATTACTTTTTATAAATCTTCCTAGACGCATCAAAAACTCTTCCCAACTCATGCCGTAAATATCAATATTATTATTTTTGATATAACTTTCTAGCTGGTCAAAAACGCTTTCCCCTACATTTTTAATATTTGTAATTCCAAATGTCGGAACATTATCAACCAAGCAAAACTCTTTTTTCATTTGCATGATATTAGGAGGCATAACATCAATATCCATAGCTCTAGCATTACTAACTAAGTCGTTTACCTCTAGCAGAGGCTTGGGTTTACCCTTTGCATGTCTTAGATATGAAGTAAAGAAGGCTCTAGGAAAGTGTGCTTTGCAATAAGCTGTTTGATAACCATTGATAGCATAGCTTACACTATGGCTTTTATTGAAAGAATATTTTTGAGATTTCTCGATCCAACTAAAGATTTCTTCTGCTTCTTCTTTGTTTATCATCTTTAATTCTTGAGAACCTTTGATGAACTCCTGCTTAACTTTAGCCATAAGTTCAACATTCTTTTTACCAATAGCCTTACGAAGATTATCGGCTTGCTCTAGGGAAAAGCCAGCGACCAACTGTGCAATCTGCATGGCTTGCTCTTGATATACTAGAATACCATAGGTACTTTTTAGAATAGGTTCAAGAACCTCAAATTCATAAGCTACAGCATCTTTTCCTGATTTTCTATCAATATAGTGATTTGTCAAAGACTTACCTTTAACCATAGCGTCACCACAACCCGGCCTAATGATGGCATTTAGGTCTGAAAGTTCTTCTATATTTCTAGGCTTGACTTCTCTAGCTTTACTTTGTCCTAGTTGAGATTCCAGTTGAAAAACACCTTTGGTATTTCCTTCGCAAATCATATCCCAAGTTTTTTGACAATTCAATGGCAATGAATCAATATTAGGATTAAATATAGGCAAACCGTTTTCGTTTTGTTCAAATTCACAACCACATGAAAACTTAATCATATTAAAAATATCCTATCTATTAACGTTTATAAGGCCAAATCTTTGCTAGTTCATCTGTCACGCCGTCGATCTCCACTAACCAGCGACCATATTTTCCTGTTTTTTCTGTTCTTATTTTTACCCACCATTCTTCATCTGGTAAATCCTCAAAGTTTATTTCTGCGACAGACTTTAATAATCCCGCACAGGCAGCGGTAGCCTTTGACCAATCTTCATGTCCTCGCTCTGGAGTGTCTACCCCGATGAGTCTCGTTCGTATAGTCGTGTGAATGTTAAAGCCGAGATCAACAACAAAATCGACAGTATCTCCATCCACCACTCGCTTAACTCTTGCATTATATTCATACATTAATCTATATTCCTTATAATATTATTATCGAGTTCAGGCATGATTCTGGCACTAGGTGTAGCCATAAATGAATAAAATGAATACACCAGCATAGAAAATGCTATCGTAGCCAGAAGTGACGCACCAATCATTTTCATACTTTCAATATCTAAACTAAGTTTTAGTTTTACTTTCTTCGCTGTTCTTTTATATTTAAATTTTGCTGGCAGCTTTTTAGGTGGAGGCTTGTCTCGTCGAAACATATCCTGCAAACCCTTTTCTGCTGCCCTTTGAGTTTTAGATTTAACCCTTGGGTCAGTTTTCATTATATTTCTACGCCTGAAAAACTACCTTTAAATTTAGAAACAGATGCTTGCTTCCTGTGAAACTTTAGAAATCTTGTTACAATGGCTGATTCTTCAAAAACATCTGTTAATGCGTCATGAGCTACACCACCCTTCATTTTAATATCAAAAAACTTACGCCATGTGTCCATCTTAAAATCGAATGGTTCTTCAAGATTTTCAAACCACCAAAAAAGATTATCCATAGCATCTAGCTTTGTAACACCAGAAAAAGGATTTTTAACTTTATATTTAGCACAAAGTCTTTGAGCAATAGGAAGGTCAAACCCTGTAATATTATACCCTGCTGGAATCGGTTGAGGAAACCATTGCCCAGGTTTCTTGTCAACATTGTATTTAGAGCACCAATTACAAAAGTTTTTCCAAGCAACCTTTTCTGAAAGACCGCACTTCCATTTCTCAATTATTTCTGCACTAGAAACACCGTAGTTTTCAGCGTGCCAACTGATAGTTCCTTCTCGCTTAGGTACTTCAAAATACTCTGGTTTATCAATACCTTCTGGCTTAATCATAACATTAAAAGCTTGATCTTTTTTTATTTCAAGGGTTTCTGGATGGATTGGAACAGCGGCTAATTGCACAATATTACATTTTTCTGCATCTGGCAAATCTGTTTCAAAATCAAAACATATAATCCATCTACTATTTTTCATTTTAATTCCTCCGAAGGCACAATGTATATATTTTCAAACTTCACACAACCCGTTTCTGGATTTTGCTCAATATGTTTTTGTACGGCCCCATGTTCTTGCTGTGTAATATCATCCAAATGATTACAAGTTAGCTCATAAGCACCTTTCGATACAACAACCTTTTGTATAAAGGGGTATTCAAGAGATAGTTTCATCATATCTTGCATGAATTTTGCGTACATTTTATTTTTAGTATCCATTTATTCTCCTGCTACAATTTTAACAACGTCCATAACTTTATCTAATCCTCTAATAGCTAGGCAGTCTAGTTTAAGAAGTCCTACATCTTCACAACTCGGCCCTTCAAATCCTGCTAATTGATTTTTACCTTTATTATCTAGCACCATAGGACATGATTCACTAATCGGTTTTCTCGAAACAATAACGCCTGCGGCATGTTTGCCAGAAATAATTTTTGTACCCTCGATCCTAATAGCCTGTTCAAACACCTTAGCCATCCTTCCTTCTAAATTACCTTCTTTGCCAATATAGCACCAGTTCTTTAGCTTCTGCGGGGTATTTTCCAATGCCCAAAGTATACTAGAAGAATAACCATATTCATCTTCAATATCTTGCAATTCGTCAGAAATTTTATTCTCGTCTTGTAAACATTTTGTTATAGCTTTCTGTTCATCAAATGAAACGTTACCTCTAGAAGCCATAACTCTAGTAAGTGCTGCCTTACCTTTTAGTTTTTGAAAAGTAATAATCTGTGCAACATTTTCTTCACCGTACTTGTCTCTAATATACTCAATAGTTTCTTCTCTTGCCTCTTTTGGAATATCAAAGTCAATATCGGGCCAAGAGATTTTACCGGGTGCGTTACGACCAGCATTATAAAACCTTTCAAAGATTAACTTGTAGGGTATTGGGTCTACTTGTGTGATATTAAGTAGGTTGGAAACCATACAGCCAGCAGCACTTCCACGACCCGGTCCTGTGATATATCCTTTACTCCTAACAAAATTAAGAATGTCATCAATGATAAGAAAATAGCTGGATAAACCGATAGATGTGAACACTTCCAATTCATGATTAACCCTGTTTCCATATTTATTAAATAGTTCTGATGTTTTATCAAATCCTTTCATCTTTTTATTCCATCCGTCCCTACAAAGCTTTCTGAGGTATTCTTCTGGACTCATACCATCGGGACAACTAAACTCTGGCGGATCGGGCGACTTCATAATATTGTAGTTTTCACACATATCAAGAATTAGATTAGTATTAGCTAGTTCTTCTTCTGTATGAAATTCAATCATATCTTCATAAGTGGGGATATGATAGTTATTTGAAAGAAAGTTTGTTTTCAATACATTACTAGCTGTTCCCTGCTTTAGTTCTCTTTGGACTTGAGGGATCGTTTTCTTCAATGCTGTACACAAAAGTATACGCTGATCCTCTGCATCCTCCCTTCTGCAATAATGAGCGTCTGGTGTAGCCACACAGGGGATTTTTGTTACTTTCGAGATTTGCCTTAAAGCATTTGCTACAGAACCAGCAAATTTATTAATTTTGGAATCAATTAATTGAATCTCAATAAAGAAATTGCCTTTGCCAAAAATAAGCTCTAGGTCTTTAGCTTTGGCAACCCCCTTTTTCATCCAATCAGGATCAAGCCTTTCACCATCTGTAATAGCATTTGCTAATATTGAACCAAGATGACCGCTAAATGAGACTAGGTTTTTTTGAGAACCTAGCATGGCTAGAATATCAATGTCGATTCTTGGCTTATGGTAAAAGTGTTCTTTTTTATTGGATATAGAAACCATAGATAAAAGATCAAACCAGCCTTGATGATTTTTAGCAATCACCACCTGATGACTTAGCTTTCTATTATCTTTGCTCTTTTCAAGAACAGAGCCTTCGCAAACATAAAGTTCGCAACCAAGCAAAGGTTGCAAACCAGCAGTCTGCATTTCTTTGCTAAAATCCACCGCACCACTTACAGAACCATGATCTGTAATAGCACAAGCAGAGGAACCAATTTCTTGTATTCTTTCTGAAATATCAGAACACTTGCTTAGTCCATCAAGCAAAGAGTACTCGCTATGACAATGTAATGGTGTATAAGTTTTCTTTTTCATTCAGTTGATCCCGGTGCTTTATAGTGTCCATGAACATGATCTGGGTGAACATAATTTTTAGTAACCCAATCAATACCTTTTTGTTGTATAGCTAGACGTATCTGCTCACACTGAGTCATAGTATCGCCATAGCACGTTCTTTGTCCTACTCTCTTTTCCACTATGGGTAAAACATGAGTGTCTTTAAAAGTGGTTTTTCCAGCATCGCAAAGCGTTTTACACTTCCAAGATTCCTTTCTATTAAATTCTGGTATTACTAATGGTTGTTCTGTATCCCTAATAGTTTCAAACTTCTTTTTGATAATTTCTATGGTTTGATCCATATCTGAATCTTGAAAATGAACTGTATAAGGACCGCCTGTATTTATGTAGTAAATTGTAACTAGAAACGTACTTACGTCAGGATAAAGATGCTTGCAGGCATAGTGATACATTCTTAACTGTGCATTGTCAAATAAATTCGCCTGAGTATATTCTTTACCTGTAGCCCAATCTTTTCTTTGTCCAGTTTTCCAATCAACTACTTCATATACCTTTTCTCCATCTTCTTCGCTAACGTCTGTTATAAGGTCGATTGTTCCCTTTAAAGAGAGGTAGCCATCTAAATTATGCTCTGGATATTCGTATTTTGCCCAATCTTCTTCAAGAGTAATGTCAAAATGTGGTTCCACATCAACAATTTTTCTTTGCCTTGGGTCAAACCACCCATCTCTATACTTTAAAGCCTTCCAAGCCCAACTCACACAATCTTCAAAATCTTTTTCACGCCACCTAGTTCTAGGTTTTTCATTATGATGCGTCCATTGAGAAGTATAAAATTCGTAAACTCTAGCCGCCATAGCATTAAAATACTCTGGAGTATAATCATCTGTAATGACTTCTCCAATATCAGAATCATTGATTACCTTTATACCAGACTGTTCTGCCTTTTGACACAAAGCAGCAATCTCTAATATCTTATGAGTAATAGTACCTTTGTCTGCTTTCTTGCCACCCTTTCCTCTGATACCTAATGTGTATTCAATATAGAATTGCATAGGACACATTCGATGCGTGTTGAAAGAACTGCTCCTAAAGTATACGATTGGGATTCCCATTATTTTTTTCCTTTTGCGACAATATTATATTCATGACTTCTGTTTTTTCTTTTTATCGGCTGCTTGTCTATTTGGATATCGTAAAATCCACAATCTTGCAAGTCTTTATTTAAAAAGTCTATATCTTCACAGGTTACATCGTGGCCCGAATTAGTTGATTTTGCTTCAAAAAAATCTTCATAATATAAAGAACACTCACTATGGCCTTGATATTTACCACCAAGCATATGAATACTTATTATTCCATCTTTTTTTAATTTTGAATATAGTTGTTGTATATAGTGTTTTCTTAATGAATAAATAGGTATATGCTGAAAAACTGTTATAGAATAAATAAAATCGTAATAATTTTCAGGTATATTTTTCAAAGATTCATATTCGACTTTGAAAAAATCCGATGAATTTAAATCCCAAAGATTATTTTGTGCGGCCTCTAATGCGGCTTCTGATATATCACAACCATCTACATAATCAAAATACTTTTTAAAATATCTCATCCATCTTCCCGTTCCACAACCAAACTCTAAGCAATGAAATTTGTTTGCAACTAATTTTCCACCGAATCTATTATACAGATTGTCTTTTCTGAAAATTTTAAATTGGTTTGGATTAGCTTTTTGGTCTACGGTCGCTCTGTATTTGTCTGGATCATTGTAAAAGGGTATGATTAAATCATCAAAATATTTTTTAATCTTTTCGCTTTCCATCTATCAAACCCCTAAGTTTGGTAGTATATCGCAACCAAGTTCTTTGAGTGCGAAATAGATTTCTTTATTTTGTTCTGCTATATTTAGTTTCTCGTTATCAATTATCTTAGAACATAGATCAATATTAACATTTTCACTAGCATGGCTGTCTGCTGATTTAAACTTATCTTTGGTCAACCCTAACACTATCGCTTCTTTAGATTTACAGCCTTCTATTTCGTTTTCAAATCTAATGTCACCAATAAGTGCTAGTCTAGAGTTATCTTTTTTAATTCTTCTAAATAAGGTATCTAGCCAAACCTCGGAATTAATTTTTCTAAACACATCAGAACCTAGATACTGCAAAAACTCACGAATAGTCATAGGTCCAGCCCTATATCTAGTTTCAGTATTTAGACTGCTTCTTGTATTGTAACGGTGTTCTCCCACACTATCATATTCTTGATCGAATTGTGATTTTGCAACAGGCATATTTTCCCATAGTAGATGAGTAAGCTCGTTCTTTTCATCATCTGTTCCGTATACCTTATCTTCTGGCAAGCCAAAAATATCAATAGCTATACGCTTTAAAGGATCAGCTAAGTAATAAATCTTAATTTCACTTGATATTGCATTAAGAACCCTGTCTACATCAACATGCTTCTTTGAAAACTCAAAATAATCTAAACCATCCTTACATTGACCAAATATATCTGAAACTTCTATTTTCCCATCTTCATTAAGTCTAGCATTTTTACAAACTCCTAGCTCAATCATTTTAAGCATCAATATAAAGTTACAGGAGGTATCTTTACCGCTTTGTTTTTTTCCAGCAAAACCTATAATATTAGTCATCAGTTTTCTTTTCCCCCGATCCTAAAATAACAGCGTAGTGTGCTTCTAGAGTCTCTAGCATACTTTCTGCACGATCTAATTGTTCTAATGCTTCCATAAGATTGTCTGTAAAATCTTTTGTAGAGTGTTCTCCTACACCAACACCTTCTTCAAGCAATAATTCTAAAGACATTTTTGCCGCCGCATAGTCTGCCTGTAGCTTGCTTTCAAGAAAGTTTAAAGCGTATTGTTTGTGACTCATTTGTAAATCTCCCTAGCTTGATTAATAAAAGGTAAAATTTCATCGGTTATTTCATTTGTATTCATTTCGCCAACATCTTCTTTATTAACATTAACAATGAATACTCTGTATGTTCTATCTAATTGTTCTTTTATAGCATACGCTGCTTTCTCACCAGCACCATGATCGTCATTATCCATAATAAGTATGACAGACATTGCTCCAGATTCATCTATAAGTTGTTTTTGGGGAGTATTCAATACTGTGCCAAACAAGCCTAAAGAATTGTGTATACCTGCTTCTTCTAGCCTCCAAACATTCCCAGGAGATTCTACTAAAATAGCAACGCCTGATTCTTGAATATGTTTTTTAGCTCTCCAATAATTATACAATACCTTTTCCTTTTGGAAGCCTTTTGTGTGTCTCCATTTTGGAAAATGAAAACAATCTTTTTCAGGATTATGATAGGAACTGCATTTTTTACATTGTTCAAATATACTTCTACCTGTAAAACCTATAATCATCTGTCCTTCATCGTCATATATTGGTACTACCGCTCTATTAAAAAAGGGCTTGCCATAAGTATGACAAGTACCAACATCATAGTCATCCAACACTTCTATACTATAATCTCTTTGTAAAAAATATTGAGACGGTATTTCTACTTTTGACCTGTAGTATTCCCTATCTATGGTTCCTGCAATTTTATTTTCTGGAGCAAGATTGTTTACAACCTTGCAAAACTCATGGTTGCCCATGTTTACTTTTTGAGGTTTTATATCTCCGAATTTTAAATCGAACATATTTAACAAAAAGTCTACCGTTTGCTCAAAGCTTACGGTTCTGTCTCCCGGTACTTTCCAATCGTGCTTAACTTTGGATAGTCCACCTCTAACCATAGAAAGCAATGAAGTACCAAAATACTTCTCGCAACCATGAGTTCTACATTTATAATGCACTCTATAGTCTGCATCATAATAAAGGTTCAAAGCTGTCTTATTATCTCCACCATGAATAAAACAGTTTGAAAATATGACCTTAGCACCCTTATGGTGCTTGGCATCAAAATACTCGTATATATCTTCTATATTTTCAAGAACAATATCTGTAAGCTGATTTAACTTACCTTGATCCTTATACTTAGAACGCGATATCTTCTTCTGGTGTTTCGTCGTCATCTGATCCTCCATCTTCTAGTTCGTATGCGGTCATACCTTCTTCAAGTTTCGCATATGCACCTCTCATCAAAACATTAATATAGTCGCCACCCTCTAGTCCTTCTCCCTGTCTAGCAATAATAGGAACGAGTTTTCTGTTTCCATTTTCAGGACCGTCTTTAGCAATTTCCTCATCTGATTTTTCTTTGTAAATAGTAAAGTTAGAGCATAGCCACATGATTCTATCTGAACCGCTGGCAGCATCAGTTGATTCTTTGCTGATTCCATCTCTGTTTAGCTGAATAAAGTTAAGAATAGGGATTTCGTATCTTAGGCAGAAGTTGTGTAGGGAGGTCATCATAAAGCCCAACAGTTGAAACTCTTTCATGTCTGTTTTGGCTAATTCAGAAGCTTCCATCAATTTAAGATAATCGTATACGATAACGCAGTCATTAGCTTTACCTTCTTCGTTTATACCAACAACTTTGGCAAGCCATCTTCTCATAATTGATAATTGATCTTCAAATGCTCTACCACCAATATTCTTATGATAAAAAGGAAGGTCTTTTAGCTTTTTAGCTAAATCTATCATATTGTTTTTCTTAAAATCATCATCAGCGTATTTACCCGTTTCAATCTCGTTGATACTAGACTTGCCAGAAGTATTAAATGAAGCCATTGCTCCACCTCTGTTTTGCTGATCTTTCTTTGTCATTTCAGTATCTAGATATAATACAGGTATGCCTTGTTCTGCGATATTTTTACCCATATTAAGACCAATAAGACTTTTACCTACCTTGGTTCTAGCACCGATAACATTTACACTACCCTTTCTTAGACCTCCACCAATAGAAAAATCAAATTTAGGAAAACCAGTTGGAATACCTATCTGATCTACTCTATTATCTGCACGATCTATTAGATATTCTTCTAGGTCTCCAAACAATAGCTCAGGAGCATCGTCATGGTCATTAAGAAGTGATGTAAAATCAAAGATAGATTCTTCGGCTAGACCAAGAATTTTTGATATAGGCTCATCACCTTTTATCTGTAGATATTGGTCTTTGGTTTGCTCCAACTGATCGTACATCAAACGAGCAATTTGAAGCTTTCTAATCTTAGCACCAAACTTTCTGATATTGTCAAACAATACAGGGAATTTAAGGATAGCACCTAGATGAGATAATTCATTATTATTATTAAAAAAGTCGTTTAAACCGATTTCTTTAGCAGAAGAAAGAATGCTGGGTACATCTATCTTTCTTGTATCATCATCTTCTAGTAGCCTTTTTACACAGGCAAAAATTACAGAATTAGAATCAACTGTAAAAGAAGAATCATCTATTATATCTGCAATATCAAAGTATGCTTCTGAACCATACTTACAAATCCCTGCAAGAACAGCACGTTCAGCAGCAGCATCCGACAAAACCATATTTTACCATCCCGCTTGAGTAGAACAAGAATTACATTTCCATCTATCAGGGTCCATTACAAGAGCAGCAGAAACATCCCACTCATCACCACAGACACAACATTCTACTTCTATTGTAGAACTTGGTCTTGCTGGCAATTTGAATGTACGACCTTTGTTTTTCTTATCTTCATTTTTTGCTTCTGTCATCTCTTCTCTTTCGGCCCCAGATAATTGTACGCCGCTAATGAAGTCTGTGAATTTATTTTCACGATTTCCGTCAATATTCATAGGTTCTGTTCTACATTGTTTTCCCTTTCCTGCCTTCTTTCTTTTTTTAGATTTTTTAGCTTTTCTATTTCCTACTTGTCTATTATTATTTCTTTTGTTTTTTCCGCTACCCCTTCTTTTGTTTATAACATGGGCAGAGCCTTCATTTTTTTCTGGTTCTTCTTCTTTCTTTTCCCCAACTGATAAAACTTCTTCTATATCTTCTGGGTCTAACTTGCTTAAAAGTTGTTTTAGTAAAATCTTGGTTTCATCATCCATTATTTCATAGCCTTTGCTAACTGTAGGTTTTTGTATAATTCGCTCATATGCTTACAAGAAGAAGCTAAATATGTTATTCTATTTGCTCTTTGTTGTGCATAATTTTTAAGTTTTAGTAAGCCACTAGCATAATCATCATTATTTATAGCTTGAGAAAACTGACTTTCCCAAGAACCTCTAAATTGTTGTTCTTTGCCTGAGATTATTTGTTTTAAAACATTTGAAGCCCAGTCAACCCTAGCGTTTTCTCTGTTGTAGCATCTTTGTAAATAAAAAGAAAAGCCGCCCAAAGTAATAGCTATTTCAGCACAATCTATTGGAGATAACTTTTCCATCTGCTCTCTTGTCATAGATAGGTATTTTTTAACACTATTATCGCCTTGCTCTTGAAATTGAGATAAGCCTATTTTACCTTCATATTCATCAAGCATACTCTCAAGCTTTTGCATCCTCGCTAACGGAGTATTATTTTGTTCTTCCATTGCTCTATGTCCTCATTATAGGGTAGTTCAATATGTGTTATATTATTTAGCCAACACCACTCTTGTTTATCTGCATCGTTTTTCTTTTGGTTAAGAAAGTCTCTTGCAGAAGCATGAAACATAGTATTAAACTTATAGTGCTGTTGTCCATGAACTTCTACTGCGAGCTTAATTTGGTTTATGTAGAAGTCTAAGTATTGAGTCTTGCTGCCTCTTGGCTTGATAGGAACTTCCTCTAAAATCTTCATTGTAGGAAACATCTCATATAAAATTTTTCTAGCCCTAACGTGTAGTTTAGACCTAGACCTTTTATCTGTAGCCGTAACTATTTGTCCGGTTAGTTTCCACGCAGTGATATTTCCCTCTAAGTCTCTTACCTTCATGATATACCTATTATTTCAAACACTTGTTGTTTTAGTTCAGTGTAATACTCAGGATTGTTTTCTAGATAAGTTGCAAAATTAGACATCCCTTGAACCTTCTCACCATTCGGTAATTTCATCCATGTTTTTCCCTCAACAACCCCAAAGTCTTTGGCTAATTGAGCGAGTTCATATTCGTTCCATATGCCTCTGCCATATTTAATAATACTACTTACTTTTTGACCCGGTGCTCCAATCGCAGAATTTTCTACAACCCAAAAGACTTCTTGACCAATTTGTGTTTCTCCCTGCATTAGTGGTTTTTTATGTGTTGCCCAAAGTTTAACATCCTGTGCATATTTGAGGGCATTTCCCGATTTCTCTACCTTACTCTTGCCTGCACCAAACTTATTTATATTTGCCATAAGATGGGTGATTCCAACAAGCGTGACCCTATTGATTGGAAGTACATTTGCAAACCTTCTAGTAAACTTACTTAAATAACGATTCATTGCTGCTACTTGAGTATCGGTAATGTCTCCCACAAGTTCTGCTTCTGCTGCTAACGCAGAGAAAGAGTCAATTACGCAAACAGCATGAGGGTCGTTATGAATAACGTTATCAAAAATGCCTAGATATTTTTCTCCAGATAGAATATTCCCCTTCTTCGATCCTACAACCTTAAAATGCTCAGGTGAATAGTCTAGCCCGTTGATTCCTTCTAGGTCTCTCTTTTTTAACCTGCCTTCTATATTTCCATAGTAAACGTTTCTTTCTTTTTTTTCTTCTGTTTTTACCGCTTGTGCGTTTTTACAAAACTGTAAAGCATGAACGGTCTTACCAATCTTTTCTGGACCTGTCATAATAAATAGACATCCCTCTGGAACACCACCACCCAATGCAATATCAAGCTTTGGACTTACTGATATAATTGGAGGCGGGTTATCAACTATGAAAGAAGCATCTAATAAAACATCCCCATACTCTTTAATAATATCTGTTGTCATTCTAAATCCTTGAGTTTTGATATGATAGACTTTTTCTTATTGTTTGATTCAAATGTTTTCTTTTCGGAGAAATCATATTCAATCTTCTGGGCTATCTTTTTAGCCACTTCTTCCTTACCCTTATATTCTTCGATTACTTTCTTTAAAAAAGGACTTCTTAAAGAATAGCATTTCCACATTCTTTTATCATTTAAAGCAGATATGATTACATGCTCACCATACTCTTTGATAAGTTTGTTAGCAAGAGTAATTTGATATTTATAGAATTTAAGCCATTCTTTTAGTTCCCAAAATTTTAGTGG